CGGGGCCGTCGCCTTGTCGTAGGCGTCCCTCGCCGGGGCCGTCGCCTTGTCGTAGGCGTCCCTCGCCGGGGCCGTCGCCTTGTCGTAGGCGTCCCTCGCCGGGGCCGTCGCCTTGTCGTAGGCGTCCCTCGCCGGGGCCATCGCCTTGTCGCGGGCGTCCATCGCCGGGGCCATCGCCTTGTCGTAGGCGTCCCTCGCCGTGGCCATCGCCTTGTCGCGGGCGTCCATCGCCGGGGCCGTCGCCTTGTCGCGGGCGTCCCTCGCCGGGGCCGTCGCCTTGTCGTAGGCGTCCCTCGCCGGGGCCGTGAGGATTGTTTGCGCCAGCCAATCCAAATCAAAATCCGGCGATGCCGTCAGCGTTTTCATGGTCGGCGGCGCTCCATGCGGAAATAGCTCCGAGAAAGCATTGACCGCATCGCTGCACACGCCAAGGCCTCGCAACCACGCGGCGGTGATTTTCTTCGGGATAGGTAATTTCGTGTTCATACTGATTTCCTTTCCGGGTACTCACGCTGCGGGGCAGGCAGTCCGTGGATCGCACAAAGCCGCTCGAAGGTCGGGTAGGGCTTCTCCCGCGCGTGCCGGTCGATCCGCGCGGCTTTCTTCTTGCCGGTGATGCCGTGCTTGCGGGCGTCTTTGAGGCTGATTCTCGTCATTTTGATTTCGCTTTCTTCATGGGCTTGCCGAATGCGATCTTGAGCAACGCCTGGGCCATCGCCTTGTTGTAGGCGTCCCTCGCCGTGGCCATCGCCTTGTTGTAGGCGTCCCTCGCCGGGGCCGTCGCCTTGTTGTAGGCGTCCCACGCCGGGGCCGTCGCCTTGTTGTAGGCGTCCCTCGCCGGGGCCATCGCCTTGTTGTAGGCGTCCCTCGCCGTGGCCATCGCCTTGTTGTAGGCGTCCCACGCCGGGGCCGTCGCCTTGTTGTAGGCGTCCCACGCCGGGGCCATCGCCTTGTTGTAGGCGTCCCACGCCGGGGCCGTCGCCTTGTTGTAGGCGTCCCACGCCGGGGGCGTGAGGACTGTTTCCGCCAGCCAATCCAAATCAAAAGCCGGCGATGCCGTCAGCGTTTTCATGGTCGGCGGCGCTCCATGCGGAAATAGCTCCGAGAAAGCATTGACCGCATCGCTGCACGCGCCAAGGCCTCGCAACCACGCGGCGGTGATTTTCTTCGGGATAGGTAATTTCGTGTTCATACTGATTTCCTTTCCGGGTACTCCCGCTCGAATGCGTCCATCGGCATACCAGCCTGCTTCATGGCCTTCCGCAGTGATTCAACGCTGATTCGCCGGCGCGTGCCGCCGGGGAGCGTGAAGCCGCCAAGCTCGCCGCGGTCGAACAGGCGGATAATCGTGTTCCGCGAAAGGCCGCTGATCGTTTGGGCCTCGCCGGTAGTGATGAGGGTTTTGGAGTTCATTCGACTTCTCCGCGCAGGATTTCGGGAATCGGGACATTTAACTCTTTCATGAACTTGGTCAGCTTCGCATCGATCGTCAGAGCGTCCTGGTACATTGATCCGGGACGTATTTTCACTTGTCTGGCCTTGTGGCCTAATCCGAAAAATAATCCGCTCGCCGTCCCCGAAAGCTCGGCCAGCACGCCGAATTGCTCCCGCGTCTTGAGCGCCAGTTCCTTCCACGCTTCGGCGCGTTGGCACGCTACGGCGAATTGCTCTTTCAATACCGCGATCTCCTCTTGGAGAATTTCAAGATCGAGGATTTCTTCGTTCATGCGAACCGCCTTTCCTGTCGTTTGCGTTGCGGGCGAAGTTTCGGCTTCATCTTCCGCGCGGCCTGCATGACCAGAGGCGACTTGACGCGCGAAAACTTGCTGCGCGGATTTTTTGCAACGGCGTCAATCGCCAGCGTCATTTGCTGCTCGCTGAAATCCTTCGCTTCGTTCCAGGTCGGCGGGGCGGCGCCGGGGAAGGCCGATTCGAAGGCGGTCAGCACGCGGGAGAACGATTCGAGGTTCATGGCTTTTCCTTTCCAATTTCCGCCGCGATCATCTTTACGGTCGGATTCGTCGGCTGTTCGTGGCCTATCGCGGCGATGGCCTGCTTGACGGACGCCGGCAACAGTCGCCGACTCTGCTCTCTCCGTTGCAGCCCTTCGTAGATGCTCCGAAACTGTGCCCGTGCCGTTTCGAGTTGATCGCTCGGCAGGTTGTAGAGAGCCATGAATCCGAACGCTCGCACGGCCTCGGCAACAAGCGGCTGCGCATCGAGCGGTGCAAGGATTTTCGTCTTGTGTTCTTCGCTGTATGCCACGTCGAGCTTCGCCAGCGTCTTCGTCGCCAAGGCCCACGCATCGCCCCACGGTACGCCGGTCACTTCGCCCGCTATGGTCGCCGCTGCGGCCTCTCGCAATTCGGCAACCGACGGGAACGTGTTCCACGGGTGGGCGAGTACGACGCGCCTGGCAGCGGTCATCAAGGCCGGCGCGTCCAGGTCGCCGAGAAGATCGAAGTAAACTTCCACGGACGCATCGGGCAACGGCTGACGGCAACCGGCGGTGACGTAGGCCATGATGGTTCCAAATTCTTGCCGCGTCATTTTTCCGGCCCTCCATTCTCGACAAATCGTTTTAGGCTGTCGAACATTCCAGGCTTGCCGCTTTCGCTCGGCAGCATCCGCTTCCGCATGTTCCAGGGGGCTTCGCTTTTCTGCCGTCCTTTTCGCGTCCGCTCGGCTTCGATGGCCGCGGCAGGTATCCCGCCGTCAAGCAGGTCCATAATCGCGGCTCGCCATCGGGCGATTGCCGGGGCCGATGTTCCTGATCCGCCGTCAAAGGAAAACCGCTGGGCGAGGTCCGTGGCGGGGTCAATTTGGCCGTTTTGTTCTTCCCTTCTTTCATTCTTCTCTTCTTCTTCTAATGGTACGTTGTTCATCAGTTGATCATCAGTTGATCGCCAGTTGTTCACCGGCTGTTCACAATCGTCTTTTCGCTGTTGATAAGTCTCGTATTTGCAAATAGTTACGATGGTATATCGGTTGTTCACATTTTCAAGTTTTAGGCATTCGGCGCGCTCGAGTGACTGCAACCAGCGCCAGAGGGTGATCTGCGAAGGAGACGGCATTTCGCGCTTGTCGGCATCTTCGGGCCGGTACAGTTCCGCGTGAAGCCGTGACCGTGTTGTGACGAAGGAGCCTCGGCGAACAGCAACTTGATCGGTTGATTTTGGGATGAGAACATTTGAATCCTTCCACTCGGCGCGGAGTAGGCAAAACGTCCAGAGGCGAAGCAATCCGTCATGCTGCATGATCGGACTGCGGAGCATCTTGCGCCAGAGCTTGATAAAGCCGCCATCGCTGTTCATCCGTGAAACCACGGGGAAAATTCAATCAAGCAAACGGGCGCGAAGTGCAGACCGCGGTAGCAGTGGTGAGCCGCTACACTTCGATTTCTTCGCGCCCGCTTGGTTGAATGAAGGTCATAAAATCACCTGATAACAGTCTGCGTCCCCTATCCTATTCCTTCGCCTTCGCGCCGGCAAGCCCAATCTCCCCATGCGTCCTCTCGTCGAACCGCAGGGCACGCAAGAGCTTTCGCGCCGCGTCCGCATGGTGCTTGCCGACACAGATAAAGACCGTGGGGCCGCTGCTGTCGCCCTCGGTGATGAACGTCGATTTGCCGTCCTCGGCTGGCGTTGCGGTGTAGGTGGTCATGGGGTCGGCTCCGTGGGCTTGTTGAGTTCGGCAATCAGGGCGTCGGCATATCCAACCGCGCCCTTCGCCGTGGATTTCGCCTGGGAGTCGAAATCAGCTTGTGTTTCTGGCTTAATTCCGGCTTCGCGCTGAGCGCCTCCCGCCTCGGCGCGAAGCGGGATCTTGCCGATAATTGCGGCCATCGCCTTAGCCGCCAAGTAGGTGCGGAGGTAAATTCCCTCGTTGTAATTTTCGTTGTCAGGTGTTACCACAAACGGGAACACGTTGTCGTCAGGATCATTTTTCATGTCGTCTCGCTTTCTGGCTCGTCGCCTGGTTGCTGGTCACTCCCCCGCGTCTGAAATCTTGGCGAGAATCCCGATCAGCTTCTTTGCCTTCGCCTCGGTCAACTCGCCGACGTTCGTGCAGCCCATCATCTGCCGTTGCGTGGCAATCGACGTACCGATGCGCTCGAAGTGCTCCGTCACTTCAATGTGCAGCTTTTCCAGGCCGGACGGGCCGGCGCTGAATGGCGGCTGCGTGTCTGCTGGGGCTTGCTCTGTGGGCGTCTCGGCTGCGGGTGGGGCGTCGGGGAGGATTTCGCCGTCGGGTGCCGTGGCGGGCGGTTGCTCGGCTTCGACCGACTTCGCTTGGGGCTTGAGCGTCCCGCCTTTCGTCGGCAGGACGTTGATTTGCGTAGGCTCGATGCTCCGCGAGCCGCTCATTTCTTCGCTGACGAACAGGCCGCCGAGCGTCGTGGGGAACGTGTCGCGCAACGCCTGGCACTCGGCAACCTTCACGATCATGCCGCCGGGGTCATCCTTCCAGCGGTTTTTTGTCGTGCTGTACCGCTTAAACTCAACGCGCTTGTGATTCGGGTATCTGCGGTCGCTGCGGTGGACCTTCGCCCATCCGCCGAGAAGCGTTTCGTCATCCACGAGAAAATCGCCGATGTGCTCCTCGATGTCGCCGTTGGCGGTCTTGACGATCACGCCGCTTTCGATGCCTTCATATTCGGGATTGACTTCGGCCCGTTTCAAGAAAGCATAGATCGATGTAATTAGGCTCCATTGGTCCGGTTGATCGGCCTGCCCGCTTTCGTAGCCGATCATGAAGGCGTCGCCCTCGAATGGATCGAGGCGACGGGCCTTGCAAAGCATCATGAATTTCATCATCTGCTCGTCGGGGGCTTGCCGGCCGCTCCGCGTGCGCGGATTCAGGACGAGGCGAAGGATCGCCACGCTGAGTTTGATCGGATCGCCGGCCCCCAGGGGGACGTATTCGATTGCCCGATTCGCCTGCCCTTCGTTCAGAACCATTGCGCCGTTGTCGGCTTTGGGCGCGGCGGCCTGTTGCCTTGGTTTCGTTTCGGTGCTCATGTCGAGGCTCCTTGGTGAGTGATTCTGACGGGTTTGACTTCCAGCTTTTCGACAACGCTGACTTCGACCGCGCCTGCCGCTTCCAGGTCCGCGAGCGTAGCCGCGATCAATTTCCCCTTGCCGCGTGGCGGGGCGATTTCGCCGATCTTCTTTTCGATCTTCGTCTTGCTGATTTTGAGGCATTCCTTCACGCGGTCCATGCCGAGCTGCTGGACAAGCGGATCAAATGCCGACGCGGTGAGCGTGCGTCGGTCCTGTCGTGTGACCTGCAATCCCTCGATGGCTGTGGCGTCGATCCCGTCAACGGGCTTGCCACGGATAAGCACTTCCGTCCTGGCCGCCGCGAGGTAATCCTCGCACATTTTGGCAAGGCTCCTGGCGACGATAACGCCCTGACGAAGTTGGTCATCGGGTAGATTTCCTATCGCGCCGCCTCCGCATCCGAATGTCTGCACGGTCGTGCGCATTAGCTCCGTGCGGGCCGGGCATGAATGGCGTCTTGGACAAAATTGGCACGCTTCATGCGACGGCTGGTAGTGCGTTTGCTTCACCGTGCGGACAACGCCCGCCCACCATTGATCGAGGTCCGCGCGGCTCATGATGATCGGGTCGCCAAGCATTCGCTGCCGGACGTGGACGGTTGCCGCCCAAACGTCGGTTAGCTCGGGATAGGCGTCGAGGATCAAAAAGGCGTACCCGCGAAGCTGCTCGTCGTGATCCCCCTCGACGCGCCCCGTCTTGAAATCAGCGATGTGGGCCGTGGTGCCGACGATCGAAAAAACGTCGGGGTGCCCGGTTAGTTCGATGTCGTTTTCGTCGTCGAAACACTCAAACGAAATTTCACAGTACGGATCGGGAAAATGCTCTGCGAGCGGTTGCCAAGATAGCTCGATCAGGCGGGAGAGGATTTTCAATTCGTCCGCGTCAACCGCAAATTCTTTCGCGGTCGCGGCGATGGCGTCGTAAAAGACTTCCTCACCCTTGACGGTGCAGACGGCGAGACGATGGGCGGCACTGCCGAGACGGGCCATTTCGTCGTCACCTTGAATTTGCACCGTGGGCGGCTCAAGGCTGGCGGGGCAGGAGAGGATGCGGGGCAGACTGCTACAGCGAAGTTCGATCATTGGTCAATCCCTTTCTCGATCTGGGTCCGGTTCGCTCAACTCGGCAAGATGTTCGCCGATTGCCTCTTCGATGTCGGCTATTTCGTCACCCGTCATGGTGACTTCGTGAGCGTCCGCATCCGTGACGCTGTTGATGACGATGCCGCCGGGGTCATCGGGTTCTTCGGGCACGCCGTAGGAATTGCGGTATCCTCGGCAGGGCGGATCGTAGTCGTAATCGACCGTGACCGGGATCTCCGTGTCATCGGGGCCGCGCGTCAGGGTGTAGTTGAAGGTGGACATTATCCCTCCCTGCCGGTGCTTTCTGCCTCTCGAAGGCACGCCCGGCATGGCTCGACCGTGATGATGTACTTCCCACGAACCGATTGCGTTTCGGCGTTCAGAGGTTTGCCGCAGTTATCGCATTGCACGTCAAAACTGATGGTGATTTCCGCGTCCATGTTTTTACTCGTACTCGGTTGGATTCTTGCAATTCCGATGCCTGATGACGCCTTTCGGGTCAAACTGATATTTGTCTTGCCGCGTCATGGGCTTGCCGCAAGAGGCACAAATCTTGCGGGGCACCCACGGGGCCGGGATTCTCCGCTTGCACGTCGGGCAGGAGTCGCCGGGCTTGAGTTTCTTCGGCATGGCTTCACTCCTGTTTCTTCTCGCGTTCGGCAAGCATGGCATCGGCGATTTCGTAGGCTCGCGTAACGCATTTTCGGCGCTCTTCACCGTCACAATAGAGCGGTTCGAAATCCCTGTTGCCGCTATCGCATTCTTGTGTCAAGTGCTGCGAGAGAAGGCCGGTAAGCGCCGCCGACGCGAAGTAATCGCGGAGCATCATATCGAGTGCAAACATGGCTTCACTCCGTGCGGCCAGAAATTTCGGGTTCGACGCCGGCTGCGATTCGGTCCAGTGCCGCTTACGATGGGCGGGCGTTCTTTTTCGCCGCCCTGAACCCCATGAGCCTGCCGCCGGTCGCAATGACGGAATCGTAGGCTTCCCGCAAGGCCGCCTTCGCTTCCGCGCTCTTGACGACGGGCGGGCGCGGGAAGCCAGCGAAATGCTTGGCGTAGGCGTGAACGTGCTGAGCGTCGGAACGCATCGCCTCGATTCGCTCGGCCTCTTCTTTGTCGGCCCGCTCTGACGCTGCCTTGCGTTGCTCGGCCTCGATGCGTTCGCGCTCCACCCGTTCGCGTGCTTCCTGTTCGGCCTTGATCTTCGCTTGCCGCTCAAAATCTTCCCGCTCGATTCGTCGGCGTTCGGCTTCTATCTTGGCTTGCTCGGCACGTTGGGCCTGGGCGATCTTCTCTTGCTCCTGGGCAACGAGCTGGTGCTGACGGGCGATTTCGGCGCGTTCGGCAAGCAACTCATCCTGCGCGGCCTTTTGCTCGGCAGCGATCCGATTGCGCTCGGCGTTCAGCTTCGCACGTTCGGCCATGAGCTGATCGGTAGCGATCCGCAAGCGTTCATCCTCGGCGTCCCGCTCGGCCTTACGCTTGGCTTCCTCTTCGGCCAGCTTCGCGCGGGCCTCGGCCTCTTGCTTGAGCCGATCGGCTTCGACGGCGGCCAGCCGCTTTTTCTCGGCAGCGTCGTCGATGATGGCCTTTTGCTCGCGGAGAGGCGATTCAATGGCCTCGATGACGGCGGTCCAGTGCTTCGCGAAGGCGTCGATTCGGCGGCCATAGTCGAGGGAATCGGCCTTGAGTTCCTTCCTTCGTTTCTCGATCGCGATCCGCACTTTGACGAGTTCGCCGATGGCAACGCGATGGGCTTCGTAGCCTTCTCGCGTCTGAACGGCGGGGAGGTCGGCGTACTTGCCGCGGAGAGCAAGCGCGGCCTCTTCGTTGGACGGGATTTCGGCCAAGGCAAATTCTTTGTGCCCCTTGGCGAGCATTCGGAGCACGCCAGCGGCTTCGTCGGTCGCTTCTTTGGACATGGACTCCCCTAGTAAAAAGAGGGGCTCCGTCCCCCTGGGCCTGGCGGCTTCCGATCCGCTCCCGAATTGGTTTAAGATTCCCCGCCTACGACGAATTGGCCGTACAGCGTATCGACGGTTTCCGGCACCTGCCAGCAAATCAAGTCATTCACTTCCTTGCGGTGCACCGTGACATGCGGCGGGGCCGTGATGCCGATACCGGCCTTCCCGCGTGAAACGTCTGTCACCTGCACCGTGGCGATGATCTCGTTGCCGATGCGGATGATGATTTCCTGGCCTGCTCGCCGTCGTAAAACTAGCATGGTCGTTCCCTCCGTGAATGGTAAAAAAAGCCGGTTCGCGCCACGTCGCCCAGTCATGGACGCTGAACCGGCCCCACTTTCGTGGATCAAAAAGCGGACACGGAAAGAACCTCCAACCGTGCCGCTCGACCGGCAACGCGCCGGCCACTGGTTCAAAGTGCCCGCTCCCCTCTTTCGGCGTCCGTTGATAGCGGACAGGGGAGCGGGCGAGGATCAATCAATCTTGCGACAACTCGACGACGTACTGGCCGTTTGGCAGGCGGATAACGTCGGCGTTCCAATCGTCAGGCAGGTCGTGGTTGTTCAGGTCGTTCGCGTGAAGCTCGGCTTCGTCGAGCGTCGCGTAACGGCCCGATTCGATGGCGATGATGTCTGTCGCTGTCAATCCGTCGATTTGCTTGGTCATTTTCATTCCCCTTGAGTTATCAGCTCAACTCCCACCGTTTCGCCGGTCGGATGCGGTCAGGTTTTCGTTCACCTGACATAACCAATATACCGGCTATATGCGTGAGCGTCAATAGCAGACGGGAATAATTTGGCGGAATTGGCAAAATAAATCAGTCTATGACTTTTTACCTACCCTGCTTTGCTTGGGCGCTCGCTTGCGTTTGCGGGCCTCGGCAGACACGCGGGACACCACCCACACACCGCTTACGTCCGTGCCGCTGACGAGGCCGCGCGCGCTCAAGCCGCGTTTGGCCAGCGCGTCGGATCGGCGCAGGTCGAGCCGTATCTGTGATTCGGTTAGGCCGGTGATTTTGGACGCTTCGGAAACGGAAATGAAGTCAAACATGCGACTTATAATAGCCGCTTGCGGGAATAGCGTCAAGGAAAATCCGCCGATAGGTGAATCATCGTAGGAACAAAAGCCTTTGTCAGTGCCAGATAGGTGAAAAACTTCGTCTTGCATTTCCCCCACTCGCAGGTCACAATAGGCGTCTGAAATGAAATTGGGCAGCGCTCCGGTAAAGAAACGCTGCCCAACGTATACCTCAACGGACTCAACTCAACGGAAGCATATTATCACTTCTCGTTGCCCCCATCAAGCCGAAACGCCACAAATGCGAAATCTTCATTCGGGCAAGACGCCTGCGGGCAAGCTCGATCACGGGCGGCGGTCCCTACGTGCAGAATCGTGGACCATTACAAATACGTACGCGCGTAGTCGCGCCGGTGCAACGGATCAGGCTAAAGACAATCCGTTCATCGTCAGGACGTGGCGGAGGAACCGTGGCAACGTCCCTAAAAAACCAGACCACGGCAGGCGTTACCGACTCACCCGCGAGGATGACTGGCGACAAACTGACTCCCGCTTCGGCGGGGTCATTGCGCCCCGATCTACGCCGCTCAGATGATGCGAACGAAAAAACCCGGCTGCCGCTCTGACGGCAAACCGGGTCCATGACGGCCCTGCTTCAAACACGGCTTCACGCCGTAGATATGGGATCACCTCCTTCCTTGGGCTGGAAAGTCGGCGTCAGTCGATCATGGTGTACCCGCTTTTTTGCGGGCAAGTTTCTGAACGTGCAAGTCGGCGAACTTTCGCAAGAATGCCACTCGCTCCCAAAAGGTCTTGTTGACAAGCACGTCTCTGATCGCGCGCGGCCCTTTGGTTTTCTTCGCCGTGTGAATGCGTTGGCGGCCGGATCCCTGACGCTCACACGGTACGAAATACTTGCTCATTGCTCGCCTCACGATGAACGGGGCTTTTTCTTCGGGCGGAAGTTCTCGCATTCGGTGGTGGGACAGTTCGCCTTGCAAGTCGTCGGCAGCGCGCGATGGATTTCCACGACTGCGGCGGCCGTGGTCTCCGTCGCGGTTTTCATGCCCACGACTGCGGCGGCCGTGGTCTCCGTCGCGGTTTTCATGCCCACGACTGCGGCGGCCGTGGTCTCCGTCGCGGTCGCTGTTGTCTCAAGATATTTTTGATGCGAGGCGACAATCGGCAGCACGGCGTTGACGGCAAGCCATGAACCGGCACGCCAGAGGCCGAGGCCGACGGCGAAAAGAATTGCGACGGGTACGCCTACCCGAACAGCGATGTCGATCCAGTCCATTGGGCGATCCTTTCGGTTATCGGTCTGGCATTCGTAGCCGGGCTTCTGCGAGGTCGATTTCGGCAAGAAAAACCGATTTCTCGGCTTCATCCAGCTCGAGCTCGCTCGCGGCGCCTTTCACGTGCAGCTCGTCGATTCGTCCGCGTTGCTTCTCCGCGAGGTGCAGCAATTCTTCGCGGCAAGTCACGATGTCCGCGATCAAGGCAATCATGGGCCTTTCGTCACTGGTACCTGCTTCCACGTTTGGCCTCCATCGGTTGAAACCCATGTTACCGTCTCATTCAGCGCCGGGATGGTCGGAATGACGGGGGCAACCGGCGCGACGGGCTGCACGATTGCGGGCGGGGTTGTACCGATCGGTATGACGCCGGTGCCGACTCCGACGCCTCCGACGCCCGTAGCAATGCCCAGGGCGGCAAGGGCGGGGAGAAACCAGCTTGGGATGGATGACGCTGCGGGCGCGGTTGCTGGTGGGCTTGCCGGGCTGACCGCTGGCGGTGTCGCGGTCGGCGCTGGCAACGCTGCCGGTGGTGTGACGGTAATATTGGTGATGACTGGCTGAGCGGTCCCCGGAAACGGCGTCAAGCCGATCTTCGACGGGTCCAGGCCGTAGCCTGCCGCTGCCGCCGCGTTCTGAATTTGCGCATTTTGGCCCATTTGCCACGCTATCAATTCGCCCATCCAGCGTTGGAAATTAGCCATTTCACTTTCCTGCGGGGGCGTTTGTTTTGCTGCGAAACCACGTAGCGACGGCGGCCTCAACCGCCGTTTTCAAATCAGGGTTGGCCAGGATCATGGCGCATAGCTGCCGGTCGTGCGGATCGGCTGACGCAATCGCGGCCATGACGATCTGCGTCTCCCGTTGCTGCGCTTGCATGGCGGACATGGCCGCGTTGGTGGCGTCTTGCGCGGCCTTCAGGATCGCGTCGAAATCCGGGGTATCTGCCATTGTCGGCCCTTCGCGAGAAAAACTGACCGGGGCGCGGGCATTCGCCCCGGTCTTGAGATCACGGTCTTGAGATTACGCCGGCTTCGTCGCCGTCGGTTGCGGCGCGGAAACGTACCCTGGAGCGATGTACGGCTGATTGACGGGCACGTGGCTGGCGGTGTTGTAATCCATCGCGGCCTCGGGGTCGCTCGCCGACGCGATCAGCCGATAGGCCGCCGCGTTGTACGAGGTGTGCGCGATCGCGCTCGAATCGGCCTGCCGCCCTTGGCGCAGCATTTGATCCTGCATATGGGACTGCATGATCGAGCCGAGATTGGCCAAAAGTTGGCCGTTAATTGTCGGGTCCATGACTGAAGCTCCTGTGGTTGTCGCCGCTGGCGTCGTGCTAACGGCTGGGGTAGTGGTGGCTGCTGGCGTCGTGCCGGCGGCCGTTGGTTCGGTTGCCATTGGAGAATCCTTTTCGTTACGGCGCGGGCGTTGTCGCCTTGGGGCTTACTCCTTTAGGGAGTACGATCACTTGAAATCCCGGCATCGCGCGAATCTGTGCTTCGAGCGTCGTCACGCGAGCCGTCAGCGCCGACGTGTCGGGCGACGGGCCTGCCGGTCCCTGCGGCCCTGCGGGTCCGGGCTTGCCGTCCGCTCCGTCTTTGCCCGCGGGTCCGGCCTTCATGCCTTTCAATGCCGTCTCGATGTTGTCGAGCCGCTTCAAGAAGCCGGGATCAATCGGCGGCGGAATCGGCACGGAAACAGGCGACGGCGGCTGCGGAGCCGGAACGGGCTGAACGGTCGGCAGCGGTCGCACGATCACGCCTGGAGGCGGGGGAAGATCGACGGGCACGGCCGGCATGGGCTTGACCGCTGGCGGGGGCATGTCAGGATTGGGGCTTGGCGCGTCTGGATTGGCCGGGCCTGGCGACGGGCAATCCGGCCCTGGACACGGACGGCGGCCTCGTAGCGGGAAGATCCCAAACGGTCCGCGCGTGTCGCCGTCAGCAACGGCCCATGGCGACGGAGCGAGCTGGTATTTCTTCGTGCTCCAATCCAGAATCCACCAAGCGGAATCGGCCTCGGTGTATGCGGTGTAGCAACCGACGAATTGGCCGCCGCGGTACAAAAAATGAGCGCCGTTGATCGTTACCCATTTCGGCGCTGTGCGTTTGTTGACAGCAGGCCTTGCCGCGCCGCCCTGCCACCATTGATTGAACTTTGCGCGGGTCCAAATCATCACGCCGGGAAATGTCGGCGGGTTGTTGTCGATCAAAACTACGCGGTCATCGTCGATGCCGACAAGGGCGATTGCGTGGCCTTGGCCTTGCACGTATGCCCCGGTGCCGTTGCGGATCGCGTCGTAAAGAATCTGCGGGCCTCCGCTCGATTGGCTCACCACGTCAACGCCGTCGCGTTTGCAGAATTTGACGACGTTGGACACGTCGGCCCCCGCCCATCCTTCCTTCACGGCACGCTTGAACGTGCCGCGAAACTGCTCATGGCCTGCGCCAAGAAATACCGTCTCGGCAGCGCACCAAACGCAGTTGCCGTTGACGTTCTTGCCAGCGCGGTATTCGACCGGGATAAAAACATCCCACGCACGGAGCTGGGCGTCACGCTGAGCGAATGCGGGCGCGGCGAAAGCGAGGGCAACGAGCAGGGCGAACAAAAAGCGTTTCATTGTGGGCCTTCCGTGGTCAGAGGGGCCGGCCGTCGATCCATGACGGCCGGCGATTGGGTCAATCCTCTTTGAGTATTTCTTGGAGCCTGTCGAGTTTATTTTTCAGGGCACGCGATTTCGCTTCCGCTTCGTACTTGTAGCCGATCTCAATTCCTAGGCGCTCCCTGAAATCTGCTTGCGTTTTCTCGGCCTCGTTGTCGCGTGCCGTCCAGCCCCACATGAAGCCGCACAACAGGCCGACGGCGAACGCCAGGCCGACGGCGAAAATACACGAGCCAAAATCCATGTCGTCTCCGTTCGGTAAATGGGCGAACGGTGCCGGCCGCCACGAATTGCGACGGCCGGCGATTTTGTCAGCGAACGAAAAGGTGCATGTAGCGCTGGCCGTCATTGCCGACGACGTAAGCGGCCCCGGCATAGGTCCAGTTTTCGTAGGTGCAGCACGCACCCCATCCAAGGGACGATGGCCATGCCGCGCAACCGGCGGCGCTTGCCGATGACCCAGACGGAACGTGTGCAAAATCGTTCGGCGTGTGCCCTGCCATCCGCCGAGCTGCCCTGAAGACCGCTGCGGACCTGGCCGCCGTGGTCAATCCATCATCGCGGATGAAAGGCCGCAAGCCGCGACGGGCGCGGGTTGCGTTTACCTCGTCAAGCGCGTCAGCCGTAAACGTCACGCTGATCGACGGCGCTTTCGTCAATTCGCATTGCCCATCAACGCAAAGCGGATCGGCCTGCACGCACGACGGGCAACCGCTGGCCGATGACGGAGCGCACGAACCGCCAGAGCAACCGCCTCGAGCACGCCGGAACGGGCCGGCGTCGGAATCGGCAACAAAGCATACGGCGAACAGCAGAGCGAAGAGAGAAACGAAACGCATTCGGAATCCTCCGTTGAAAAGAACGGGCGACGGGAAGGCGAACTATCGCAAGAGCAAGGGCACGATCTGATAGTAGACCGGTTTCGCGCCGGGGGTTGTTGCTGGGCTCATGTAAATGCTGCGAGCGGGGTACGCTGGCCGGTACGGATCGACGACGATGTACGGCGAACGCACGACGACAACGGGAGCAACGGGCACGGCTGGAATCACGACAACGGGCGGGGCGACGGGCACGACAACCGGCGCTGGTGTGACGACAACGGGAGCGACGTAGACCCGCCAGCGCGGACCGTAAACGGAAACGTGCTGAGCGTCAGCCGAGCCGGAGCAGAAAAAGAACAGCACGGCGGCAAGGATCGGGAGCACGGAAGGAAAATCGCCGCACGCTTGGCTTGTGGTCATGCTTTGCGCGTGGGCCTGCGACTGCATCTCCTGCTGATGCCGCTGAAAGAAATAAAGGCCGACGACGGCCACGGCCCCGGCGATCGACGAAGCCTTGACGCTCGAATCGGCGTCAGTGCCGATGACGGTGACGGCGGCCATGATCGCGGCTCCGCAGGTAATCCAGAATTTGCTGGACTGCAACGCGGGATCGGGTTGCGTTGCAGGGGTAGGGATTGGGGGCATGAGAATCCTTTCTCAGTGAAATGGGCGAACGCTCAATTTACCCGTTTTATGGGGTCCGATGCAACGTCACTTTGCCGCGCCGGGCGTCGGCAGAATCTGAATCGGCGTCTTGACGGCCTGCGGGTTCGTCACGGTCATCACGCCATTCGTCACGTCGAACAGATGGCCGTTGTACTCGAATTGCTCATTCGCCATGGCCGACGAAGCCAAGTAAGCCTTCGTCGCGGTCGCCTCTTGCGTCGTGAGGTTGCCGAGTTGCGATTGCATGTTGGCGATCTGCTGTGTCGTCTGCGCCTGCTGGCGCTTGATGTTGACGATCGCATCGAGAAGGGGAATCGCTGCCATGAGAAAAACTCCTGAAAAAAAGTAGTGACAAAAAACTTACGCTGCGGGCGGGTCGATCAGATTGAACACCTGGAAAACGAGCTGCGAACTTCCCCACTTGCCAACGAGTTTCTTCACGCTCGCAAGCTGTTCGATGGTGTAGGTCGTTTCCTTTTTCGCCAGCATGTCGATCAGCTTACCACGCTGGTAGCGTTCGCTCCAATCCAAGTCTTTCTCGTCCGGGTACACCTGCCCCAAAATCGAGATAAGGATTTTGGCGTAGGTTGCAGGGACGGCGCTCTTACCGTCCGGCGATGGAATGGTGAACGGCTCGCCGGTGATTTGCACGGCGGGTTGCTCGAAATTGACAGTTGGCATGTCGTCTATCTCCAAAAGAGTACGGGCGAAAAATCAGGGCGAAGTTGTAATTCCGAGTGTGCCAAAAACGGTACTGTTCGCGGCGATCCAGGCGGCGAGGCGATCTTCAGCGCTCGCGTTTGTTGTCGGCGGAGGCGATGCCCAATTTCCAGGCGTGCCTGCGGAGTAGGCTTCCGCGTTGCTCTGTGCCGCTGCCGCTGATCCCGCCGGATCGCTCGCTGCCTGTGCCGCTGCCGCTGATCCCGCTGCGTCGTACAGGCCGGAGAGTAGCGACGCTGGATTCTGAAACGTCGCCGCCGTGGCCGTGCCGTTGCTGGTGAGAACGTACCCAGACGATACGCCCGGCGCGATCTGCGATAGGTTCGCCGATCCGTCCAGAGAAAGGATGTTGAAATTCACAAAAGAGCCACCAAGAGGATCGCCGAAAGCAAGCGGGTTCATCCAACCTCGCGTGCCGCTGCCGTTCGTGCGGTAGCTCTGATTGTTTCCAGGGCCGCTCGCGTCATTCACGAGCGTTACAGTGCCGCCGCCGCCGCCGCTAACGACAAGCGAATTGGCAAACGTCGGCTGCGCCGGCAACGCCTGAAATGTCGCCGCCGCGCTCGTGCCGTTGCTGGTGAGAACGTACCCGCCCGTGGATGGCGAAATCTCAGAGACGTTAGCGCTTCCGTCAATCGAGAGGATGTTGTAGTTTGTTCCACTGCCCACGGGGCTGCCGAGCGCGAACGCATAGGGCGTCGGGAGGGCTTGGAATGTCGCCGCCGCGCTCGCCCCGTTGCTGGTCAACACATCCCCCGCCGTGGACGGCGCGATCTGCGATAGGTTCGCCGATCCGTCCAGCGAAAGCACATTCCAATTCGTCCCGCTCGTAACTGGATCGCCAATCGCAAGACTGCCGACCGGGCTCGCCGCCGGCGCCCACGCAGAGCCGTTCCAGCAGAGCGCGTACCCCGTCGTCGGCGTCCCGCTCGTGACTGGATTGCCCTGCAAGCCCACCACGGTCAACGCCCCGCCGCTCGTGATCGTCGCATCGCCGCTGAGCGCATAAAACGCCGGGTCCGCCGACGCGCCTTGAGCAAGAAACAAATCCCCTGCCGTCGCCGGCCCCGCGAAGTTCGGCGCGGACGTGCCGTTGCCGATCGGTACGCCGTGCGCCGTCCAGGTCGTCAGCCCTGAGCCGCCGCGCGGAACGGTCACGGGGATCGCCAACGCGATGTTGACCGTCGAAACGCCGTCGCCGGTGATCGTGATGCCGTTGGAATCCGTGAACGTAAATGGCGACGTTTGCACGTTGCTGTCGGGCGTCGTGATCGTGGAGCTTCCGCCGCTCGGCAGGTTGTAGTAGCCGAGCGTGCTCCCCGCGTCCGTGCCGTAGTATTGCGATGCCGTGGGCGTGGCGTCGTTGACGAGAGCGAGTGTCACCGTTGCGGAGCCGTCGCCGGTGATGGCGATGCTGCCGCCTCCAGCGAACGTGAAGGGCGCGGTCTGCACGTTCGTGTCGGGCGTCGTGATCGTCGCCGAGCCGCCAAGCGCGTACGGGCCGAGCCACGAACCGCCGAAGTACAGCGCGAGTGCCGTCGTGTCGAAATAGATTTGGCCCTTCTGCCCCGCGCCGCCTGGTGCGCCGCTGCCCGTCGAGACGATAGGCAGCATCGAAAACGTGCCGGTCGAGCTGATGAGCGGCGCTGTGCCGACTGTTGCGGCGCTGGCGTCAAGGCCCAAACCGCCGTAGACCGGATCAAGGTAGCTAGACACGCTGAGGTTAGCTCCCGTAGTGCCTTGAATTAAGAGACCGGGGCCAGTCGCGGAGAGGTCGCTGCCGGTGCCGCCGTCTGCAAGACCCCACAGGCCGCTGCCAGCGCTGACAATCAATCCGCCAGCCGCTTGCGCATTGGGGCCAATCGAGGTTGGCGAGCCTACCGGACCAACGCCGGCCGTCCATACGCCGGTTATACCAAGAGCGCCATAGCAAGGCCACGCCTTGCCGCCGCCGCTTCCAATCAGGGAGCCGAGATCAAGCGCTAAAACAACGCTATCGCCACTCGAAGTTGTCGGCGCGATCAGGTGCAAGCTGGCCGATCCGTTCGCGCCGTCCGTGGACGTGATTGACCATGTGGAATCGGGAGGGCCAGCGCCGCCGCCGCAATTCTCAAAGAACAACATGCCGGGGGAACCGGCAACACCACCAGGAAGCACATTTGTGTTGTCGCCGAAGCCAATTCCGTTTCCGGCGATTTCAAATGCCGAGTCTGCCGCACCACTGCTAGAGTAACATCTTAAATAAGCGCCGGTCAAATTGTAGGTGAGGTTGACGCCCATTGACGGCGAATAGGTTCCCGTCGCGGCTGTGGCGCTGATGGAGTAGGTGTTCCCTGAAACATCCGTGCCGCTTGCGCTCGTCGGATCAATCCGCCAAGGTAAGTTTGAACCACTTGTTCCGTAGCCGTAAGCTGCGAAATTCGAGACGGACCATTTAGAAGTACCCGGATTAACGCCAGACGCCCCAGCCGCTGCAAGCGCAAACACAGCAGTCGAATCCGTGCCGGTGACGTGATCGGCGTCCAAAAGCCACGTCGCCCCTGTACTGTTGACTGTGCCGGTGACGCCGGAAGTGCCAATGCCCCACACGTCGCTTAAATAATTCGTGAACGCTGCATATGTGTCGGTGACATTGACGTAGCTGTACGTCGCCCCCGTCTTCGTGCCGACGCTCACGGTTTGCAGGAAGTCTTTCGCGCCCTCGATGATTTGCGCGATGATCGTGATGATGCCCGCCGAATACTCCGACGCTGCCGGTATGACGATCCACTGCGGGCCGAAGCCCACGGTGCCGCCAAGGTTCGACCAATTGGACGGCGACGATGACGGCGTGTTGCCGATGTTTGTGTACGTGAGGGAAATGTACTCGTTCCCGTTCGTGTACGCGACTTGCTCGCCAGCCTGATACGTCAACGTCGGATCGTAGGCCGGGGCCGAGCCAGTGTACTCGACAAGGGCCGGTTCGTCCGGCAATCCGGTTGGGTTGGTTGCTGGCAGCACGGCGTAGACCGTGTTCATCAAACTCAACGGCCGGAAGCCGTTGAAGGCCCATACGCCGACGCCGGCTTCGTTCTCTTCATAGACGGCGGTGTAGCGGCCCGGCTTTACGACGGTCGCCCCGTTTTCTTCACGGCTCACCATCGCCGCTCCGTCCGTCCACAAGCCGTTGACGAGCGCCGTGAGGTAAGCCGCGAACATGCCGCCCGGCGATGCCACGGTCCAATAGGTTGCGTTTGGCGGGGTGTGGTTCGTGTGGGCCAAAATGCAGTAATAGTTCGTCGTGACGCCCATCGAGGTCAGCGACACCACGTTGCCTTTGACGTAGGCCGTGCCGCTGTTCCACGCTGCAATCGTATTGGTGCCTGGGGTAACGTGGATAACGCAAGATCGCAAGCCAATCGGCCACGAAATCAGCCAGCCGCCGTAGTGGATGACCGCTTCGCAGATAGTGCCATCGGGGACGTTTGCGGAGAGGTCGGCCATGTAAGCGGGCGTCGATGTCGTCGTGCCGGCCAGGCCGTTGGTTAGATCGACGAAAACGCCGATAGTGTTCTGGTTCTGCTGTTTCCAAGCATAAACAGGATTCCCGTTGCCGTCCGTACCGCTCGCGCCGCTCGTCTTGATGAAGATGTGAGGCATTGCGTAGAAATCTTGCGGGTTTGGCTTTAGGACTGGCAGCATGATATCACAAATTCCATAGGGTCATAAAGTTGCTGCTGGCATATGGCGGGTTGCCGCTGTCCTTGTTGACAACGCCATCCCAATCGCCGTTTGTGTTTCCGGCGGCGCGTGGCCGGTACACGGCATTCCAAGTGTAAGGCCGGTACGCAAAATGATGCGTCACGGTCCAGAGTCGATTGCCTGCCGGCGTTGACGGAATTGGCTCATAGTCCATGCCGAGATACATCAGCGTGCCGATCGGGTAGCCGGTGAAGGTTTGGCTCGGATCGAAAATCGCATTGTTGACTGTGCCGTACAGATTGTCAGCCGTGGTGATGAGTCCGCCGAGCTGCCCGGTCACGTCGCCCGGCACGTAATGCCAAACATAATCGAGTACACGGTAGGGAGCCATCAACGATGGCGGGGTCAAGATCGCATCTTGCGGAGCGCTAGCGTAAATGAATTGGCCGTTGTATTGGATCGCTTCCCCGGTCTGCTTGCCTTTCCGCACGACATACCGGCCCAGCTCCCTCCCGTTTAGGATTGGTCCGCTCACGCTGTACGCCACGTCTGCGTCACTCCGCACGTCGTACAAAAACGCTGCGAACGTGCAGAGATATTCGACTTCTTGGTAGCGCATCGCGTTTCGATGGGCGGGATCGTAGTCAAGCTCGCCAAGGTTGCGCACAAGCTCGCAGCCGACGCAATAAAGCTGCGGATAGATCGGATGCTTTTCAGGGTTCCAGCGGAGAATGTTGCCGCCGAAACGCTGATGCTCGCCGATCATGTCGAGTACAAAAATCGTCGAATCGCCCCACTCCACCTTGGCAACGAATGACGAATTGACGAGCTGCGGGGTCCATGATTCCTTGTAGTAGTTATCGGAGTCGCCGCCGGGGTTGCGTTGGTAATCGTACTCGATTCCATGCCGGACGGTGACGCCGCAATTCGGGCCGTCAGCCATACGTCACCTTCCCCCGTTAAAAGTAACGTCGTTCGTTCCGTCGGTGCCGTTGATGCCACCCATGATCCGCGATGCCAAACGGGCGCTTGCCGGCGGCGGCACAAAGGTGTTGTTTCGGTTTGGACGGCCAAGCAATCGCTCTACTGCTTCTGCCGTGCGCCGTGTGTTCGTGCGAATGTCGTCTTGGATCTGCGACTTGATGCCCACTTCGTTCAACCGTCGGAAAAGGTCCATCGCTTGCTCGAAGTTGCCGCCGACTGCGTTCACGTCGGTACGCGGCGCGGTGCCCGTCTGCGTGGCTTGCGGACTGATGCGACTGGCGCTCCGCTCGATGACTCGTTGCGAGCCGAAAAGATCGTTGTAACTTTTCCGCAAGTTCCCGATGATGTCGAACGCGCTCAAAAGCAGCTTGAGGGTTTTAAGATCCGCGACGACGCTTTTGGCTGACCCGCCGAAAAGTTCCATTGCACTCTTCGCCAGCTCCATGCCGGCCGCGATCTGGGTGCCGATCTCTTTACCCAGGTTGATCAGCTCGACCATGACCGGCTTCCATTCGTTAAACTTGTCGATAGCCGTCTGAATCCAGCGCTCCATCTTCGCCGTCGTGATGCTGTCGAGCCACGCGGCAAGTTTGCTGCCGATGTTTGCCAGCCACTCGGCCAGCGTCCGCAAGCCAGGTCCGGCACGCTGCACAAGCCCATCGAAGACGGTGCCGACGCGTCCCACAAGGCCGACGAAAGAACTGCCGATCCGGTCGAGCGTCGGCCCCAGACCGGTTGCCAGCGAATCGTACAGCGCCTTGAACTTGCTGGCGAGAGGTCCGACGATTTCCCAGAGTTTGGCGATGGCATCTCGGCCCGTCTTGGTGCCGACGGCAATGCCGGTCCCTGCCGTCACGCCGACGATGCCGAGCGAAACGAACGCGCTTATCACGGAGGCAACAAGGCCCAGGATCAACGGAATGCCAGCGAACGCTAAATTGAGGGCAGCGCCAGCAATGCCCGATCCGGTGACAACGGCGGTGACGAGCGTAGCGATTGCCGGGATGACGGTGCCGACGAGGGTAGCCGCCAGGCTGACGACGCCGCCGATCGCGCTGAAAATGAAGCCGGCAAACGCCTTGGTAACCATGCCGACGATCCCGTACACAATTGTCATCGCGGCCGCCGCTTCGACCCAGCGCCGGATATTGCCTTGCTGTTCGCCGGTCAGGGAACGGAACCATGCGGTAATTTTCTCGATGCCACGAATGGCCAGATTGATCGTCGGCACGAAGACGCCAGCGATCTCGCGAGAGAGCATGGTGAATTGCAAGGCGAGCAAGTTTCCGTGAGCGGTGCCGGCCATGCCGGCGCTAACCCACGATCGCGCCGCGTTGGTGAGAAGCTGGAATCCAGCGACGGCCGCGCCGATGGCGACGGGGGTAGCCTGTAGCTGAGCATTCGCTTTCTGGGTTTGCGCTTCGACGTGATCGAGTCCGGTCTTGATCGAGGCCATCGCGCCTTGCACGACGTCCATGCCCTTGGCGGCAAACTCAACGAATTGTTTTGCCAGGGACATTGTTTACTTCCTCGGCGGCTTCCAATCTTTCGGCAACACGCAACTTGGCAGTCCATCGGTCATCGGCGGCAAGCCCTTTTTCTTCCGCCGCTTGTTCAACAATTCGACAAGCTGCGCGTGATTCAGTCCTTCCGTTTTTTCGCCGCAATAGATGCCGTAAAACTGCGGAAGCGTCATCGTCTGCGGCACAAGCCATGGCGGGTATTGGTACGCTTCGCCGACTTTGCGATACCATGCGGCCCGGTCGGATTCGTCAGAGGCAAGCAGCTCTAGCCACTCGCCCCAGGAGAGTTTGGGACAGCTTTTCCCAGCCCGCTTTCTTCCAATAGCTCCATGCCGATCACGCCGGCGTTGTCCTCGGTGATAAGCTCTCTGAGAATGGCCAGCGTGACGGACGGATCGCCTTTACGAATCAGGATGAACGCGATGAACGCGCACCCCTCGGCGTCGGCAACGGCCGCCGTCAAGTTCTCGGATTCATCGGCGGTGCAAAGCTCCGCAAGGATGGTCTTGGCCAGGGCCACGTCCTTGAACTCACGCACCAGCTCGAGGAACTTCGCGTCTTTCCGCCGCTTGGCGATCTTGCGAATTTCCAAGCCGATTGCCGCGCCGTCCTGTTCGGTCGGCTGATTGACGATGAACGTCTTTCCGCCAAGGGTGATGCTGCCGGGAGCGCCCGTGGCGAGAAAGTTCGCCGTTTGCGTGTCGAGAGGCTCGGACATTTGTAATCTCCAATGGCGGCGCGTGGGCGATCGCGCCGATGTGGGGTTAGTTCTCTACGATCGGTCCATTACCGCGATAGCTGAGCGTGTAGGCGATCGCGGCAGCGTTTTGCGTGTTAGCCTTGTAATCCAGCGATTCGATCATCACGGCTTGCGACTTGTACCGGCCGCTGTTGCCGTAGTATTCCCGGATGACGCCCGTCGTGCCTTCGATGATGCCGACTGACACGGGCGGCACGGACGAATCCCAATTGATCGGGATGCTGCCGTTTTGCTCGCGCGGGCCGGCGATCCATTTGGTCGAGCCGGCGCTCTGCGCGTTGGTGACTTCCCCGAGCCGCGCCTTTTGGGTTTTGTTCCACTCCGTATTGTTCACGGCGATTGGAATGCCGGTCGAGTCGGGCACGTAGACGACTACCGCGCCTACCCCTGTCCAATATGTTCCTTCGGCCATGATCTACCCCTTCCGTGTGTTCGTTCACTGCGTTGCCGGTTACTTGCTGCCGACAATATGAATGAGTGCGGTGATCGCGGTCGCGCCCGGATTGTAGACGCAAAAAAGGTCTGTCGTGGCAACGCTCGCGCCAGCGCCCGGGCCGATCCACTCCTTGCGGTAGTAACACGTCTCGTACACGGTCGCGCCCGTGCCGCCCCACGCGCCGCCCCAGCCGTGGGTCACGCCGCGCGGTCCGATTTCCAGGTAGTTGAGCGCGTCGGGAGCCGTGCCGCCAGCGGGGTAAAGGACGGCGACCAGGAAATAGGTCAGCGAAGTAAACGCCAACGCCGTGCCAAACGGGTCATTGTCAGCCCCGCCGTACAACGCGACGTTCTTCGCCGTCGTCGCGCCGATCGAGCCGACCCAGCTATATTCGCTGTTGACGATCAAATTGCCGCTGGTAATGCTGGCCGGCGTGCCGTAAAGGAAAGCCGGATTCGGCAGAACAGCGCCGCCGCTTCCTTGCGGGCCCGCGTTCAGGGCGGCAACGAGTGACGAGCCGATGAGTCCGGCGTTGTACGTGAAAGTGGCGTTCAGGTTTGTTGAGCCGGTGAGTGTCTGAGCCATGGCTTGTCATCCTTGACAAAAGAACTCGAAACGATCCGTCGAAATAACCACGTACTGCGCCTTCGTCGTGGCGGTGTCTTGCTCCATCGCGCCCGGCACGCGTACTTGATGCAACGTTGTCAGCGTTCGTCCGCTCGCCAGCGTGAGCGTGAGTCGCCCCATGCTCATCATTGCCGCGTCGATCGCCCGCTGAATCGGTCCTAGCGCCGTTGTGCCGCCTTCGATTCCCCAGGTCCGGAACTCGACCGTGAATACTTGGAAGTATGTCACGTCAGAGGTTCGCGTGATCGCTCCGGGCGTCACCAGGAACGAAGCGTAAGGGGCAACGCCTGCTTCCGGCTCGCGGCCCATCACCAGCGAAGTCACCAATCCCGTCAGCGTGGCGTTTGCGTTCCATAGCTGCTTGACGGCTTCCTGCACGTCCTCGGTGGTAACGCTCATCGGTCATTCCTGAATCCGGCCGTCGCCAAGGCGGATAGCTGCGGCCGCATTTCGTCAAGCAAGTCGATCAAGCCTTTGCGGCCGCCATTGTTGCCGCGGCCAAACTCCAAGAAAAGCAAGTGATGATCACCCTCCACATAGCCCACGCGGACATAGAGCGTTTTCATCACCTCCGCGACCGTGTGCGGCTCATGCGTGATCGACTTTTGCCCCGCTCCCGTTCGCAGCTTCGGATACTCGCCTGGTCGCGACGGGTTATTGTAAATCCGGTACGTGCTTCCAACCGGGCCGCCCGTCTTGGTTGCGCTGGTGTCGCGTACCCGTTTTTGCTTATAAAACGGGCTGTGCGTACTCACCTTCTGCCGCAAGGTGTTTTCGTAGAGCACGGCGGCCGCCAGCAAGTTTTCGGCCGCTTGCTTTTGGATCGCTGCAAACGCCGCGTCGCCGTTCCATTCGGTTGTCATGGCTTCACGCGGTTACTTTCCAGCCGGCCGCTTTTCGAGCCCTTTTTCCTTGAGCAATGCCGCCACGTCGTCAACGTGCAGGCAATCTTATGGCGGGGCACTCGTCACCGTCGGCCATCGCAATTCACAATCGACGCTCTGTAGCTGGTCAATCCGGTCGGCGTCGTGCCAGCTTTTCACTTCGTAGATGTTGCCAGCGTCATCTACGATTTGATCCTCAATCGTGAGATACAACCGTTGGCTGACCCAGACGGTGTATTTCTTGACGGTCAGGCGCTTCCCGCGTTCGTCGGCCTGTCCGCCCTCTTGCTCCTGAATCCGTGCCGCGATGCCGCTGTAAACCGCCGTGTACGTCCCGTAGACCCTGCCGCCCGCGTTGTCCGTTGTCCCTGTCCATGCTGGCGGGCGATTCACGCTCAAGAGCCGGTAAAGCTGGTAGGCAAGGATCATGTCCCGCGTCATGCACTTGTAGGTGCTCGCCAGTGTGTTCAGTTGCCGCTCAAGGATCGTGTAGACCACGCTGCCGCCGTCGGTCACAAGGTCGCCCGGCTTCGGCGCTTGCTGTCCGGTTGCTCCCGCGGCATCGACCAAAACTTTCGGCAGATGCCAGACTAAATCTTGAGCGGTGTAAACCCCGCCGCTGGGGGCAAGTTCCTTGAAGCCGGGGGCACGTCGCTTGACCGCTGGAATCTGGAACACCGTCGGGCCGCCGTTGGTGATGCTGGTGAGCGTGACCGGCTCAAGTTTTTGCCACATCTTGTAATTATTGCCGGTTGGGATGCTCACGGTTTCTTTTCCGTTTCCCCGTAGTCCGGAACGAAGGCCCGTTTCGCTTCGCGGCAGAAGCGCTCAAACTCTGCCGCCTGAATGTCTACGGTTGCGGCGCTCATCGAAGAAATCTGTTCATGCTCGAACATCGCCGAGTAGGTCTTGACGCACGATCCATTGTCGACGTTGATAGTCAACGTCCGCTGTACGATCATGGCAATTCCATTTCCGGGCGAATTACATTTTCACGTATCCGCGGACCTCGAACGCGCCGTCTTCCTGCTGAATCAGGTGATCGAACTTGTCGAGAATTTCCTGCGCCTTCGCCATGTAGCCGGGGTAGTCGTAGCTCTCCCCGTCCAGCGAATACTGCGGCCGTGCCCCGTTGACCATTTCGTAAGCGATCTCGGCAGCAAGAGTCGCGGCAAGGTTGGCCTTTGCCGTGAGGTAAATCTGCTGTACCGCTGCCGTGGCCATATCACGCCGCCAGTTTCAATCGGTGCTGATGCCGCGAACAGGCTTCAAAGTTCGGTGGCAGCACGGAGTAATTCGCCACGGTCGCAAGGCCGTTCCGCGTCGGCATCGTGGTGCAAGTCGGCGGGCTTTCGCGGCATTGCCCCTTGATGTCGGCCACGTTGTTTGGATCGGTTGGCAACTGATGCCAGTGCTTGCAGGTTCCGCATTGGAGCGGAGCGACTGCGTTGACATTGGCTGATTCGTTCAGGTCCATCGGTGTCCTTCATCGGGCGAAGGAAAAGAAAAACCCGCGCCGCCATGCGGGGGCAGTAGCGGCACGGGCGGAGGAAACAGGCGAGCCTTCAAAATCACGCCAAATCTGCGGTCACCTCGTCCCAGGCCACGCTGAGCACGTACTTTGCGGTCGTGCCGGTGTCGGCCAGCACTCCCCACGTGAAGGCGAAGCCCGGCGCGACGACGAAGCCGAGATGCGACACGTCCACCGTGTAGCCGTTGCCGGTCACGGTCGCGGCGAGCGTGTTGATGCCGCCGAGAAGCATCCAAGCCGTGCCGGTCGCAATCGTCTTGCCCACGTCGATGAATCCGGTGCAGAGACCGAAGCCGCGGCTGCACTGCGTCTTGATGTTGCTGCCGTTGGCAACCAGGGCGGTCGCGAGGGGCAGCGGAGCGATGCCGCCGAACAGACCGAAACCGGCCGCGCCTTCCGTGCCGCTGCCGTAGTGAGCGGAAACGCGCTTGATGTGGTACAATTTGCCGCCGCCTTGGTTGGCGTTGTAAAGGCAAATCGGGCTGGTCGTGGTCGGCAAATCGACCACGGGCACGACGGCAGCCGCAGCCACGGCCATGCCGCCGTGGAAGGACATGGCCGCGCGGCCCATTTCAAAGCCCTGCTGTTCGCATTGCGCGATTCGCTGCGATTGCAACCGGGTGAGGTTGATTTCCTGTTCCGTACCCGTCCCAACCGGGGCGAGTACGGCAACGCTGCCGAGACTGGAGGACGGGCTGGTGGACATTGTGAGATTCCTTCCGTGGAAAGTAGGGGTCAAAAAGTCAATCCGTGTTTCGTTGTCGCCGGCTTACGTCGTCGGCTGCATCGCTGCGGTCGCGGCTGCCCGCGTCGGCCTCGGTTGATTCGCCGGCAAGGTCATCAGCCGGTGCTTGTGGCTGCTGATTCCACAGACTTTCAGATAAATCGCGCCGGCCTCAAGGTCGCCGTGAGCCGAGATCACCAATTCGGGATGCTCGCCGATCGACGGGCCTTTCTTGACGACGCCGTTTTCCTCCGTGCTGCTGTCGAGGTAGACGCGGAAGCGCGGCTCGGCCGTGCCGTAGGTCTTGTCAACGATATCCTGCGTGCGATCTTTCGCCGGCCGCGAGGCTTCGAGCTTCCAGTCCTCAAAGGCTTTGTCGAGGATCAGCTTGTTTTTCGGGTCGAGCATTTCGGCACGCACGCGGGCGTCATGCTCCAAGCTGGCAATGCGGGCTTGCAGTTCCGCCGTCGCAGCGCTCGCCACGTTCGGGGCCGGCTGATTCCGTTCGCGTTCGAGCACGTCCAGGCGGCTCTGCAATTCCCGCAGCATGGTAGCCGGCACGCTCACCATTTCATCGGGTTGCTTCTGTTTCTCATTGGCCATGACTGCATCCTTGCGGGCGAAAGTAAAAACCAGCGGAGTAAGGCTACGCCTCCGCTGGCCTGTTCCAGCCGGGGACGGGTGGATTACGTGTTGTTGCGAGTCAAGAAACGCGGTTCCATCATCATCGCCACGCCGCGATAGCCGAAGCGCTTGCGGCTCCAGATGTCCCGCTCGAACTTGGCTTCGTTATTGTCCACGGCGTCGAGCGATTCGATGTCCCACATTTGCCGCCACTCAAGCGCGGCCATGAAGTCGCCGTAAAACCATTGCGAAGTCGAGCCGGTGCGGGCTTTCACGTACTGATTCGAGAGGATTTCCGGCCGGCGAGAGCCGAGCGGGTTTTCGCCCTCGGTGCGGATCGTCGTGGCCTGTGCCCGCATGTCAACCGTCGAAACGCTTGTCGCGCGGATGATACGTTCGGCGGTCCGGAGCAACGCGGACGGAACGAGAATTTGCGGATTCGTCGGCACGCCGATGGGCTCGTTGGTGTCGGGGGAAACCATCGCGTCGAAAAGCAGGTCGGCCTTTTCGAGCGCCCGCCATTCGTTCGCCTGCCCGTCGAGTGCGTTACCGGTTTGATCGTTGACGTACGCGCCGGCCAGCAAATACGTGTTCGTGTACACGTTATTTCTGTTGTAAGGGTTCTTGCCGTTGCTCGCCGTGGCCACGTCGATGACCTCTTTTTCGATCACGACGCCGAGCGCTTCCGCGCCCTTGCTGCCGGTGTTGAGGATTTCGCCCGTGCGATCCGTGACGACGGATTCACGCGAGAAGCCCAGCTCGAAGCCATGCTTGACCGTCGGCGGGGTGTCCGTCCAATTTTCGTTGAGGCCGAGTTTCGGGTAGGGCCGGCCTTCGCCGATGGGTTCGACAAGGCCGGGGCTGACGGGCCCAATGCCGGGGACGCGCTCGCCGTTCATGAACATGGTCGGCACAACGCGAGCGAGCCGACGCCAGATGAGTACCGGGGCGTTGAATGCCTTCTTGATTGTCGTGAAATAAATCTGCCCGGTGATGTTGGAGAAGTCGCCGGTGGAAACATAGTCGGCGGCCTCGCGGAGTGCCGCGGTTGAGCCGTGGCCGCGCCCGTAGCCGATTTCCCAGAGCAATTCAGCGCCGCGCCCCTCCGGGTGCATGGCGACGAACAAATCCTGGAAGCTGAAATTCTCCGGCTTGTACGTGCCGTTTTCCAGATTCTCGCTGAGCTGGATCATGCACCGTTCCGGCTCGGCTTGATACTGGCGGGCCAAATCTTTGACGTTCAGGCGCATGTTTTGCATCCTTGCAAAAGTTTGAGCGAAAGCGTGTCGGGCTGGCATCCGTGTCCCGGGTCGCCACGCATAAACGTCCCCAGGCAGACTAGGCCGTTAGCCCGAATCTCAGTAAAGCGGCGCCCGGCTTTGCTCCCACGCCGAGTAATCGACGTTGAGGCTTTCCGGGGTCGTGCTGCCGTTTTTGCAGCATACGAAAAACTGCATGGCCGCCGCGCCGGTGTAGGTCAGTTGATCCTTGATCAGATTCTGGCCCGGCCGGCCGGTCGCGAGCAAAAGCTGCGTATCGTTGATCCAATAGCTGACTTCGGCGATGGTCGCGGAAACCGGGTTGATCTCGATGCGGAGCACTTGGTAGCTCGCGCCGCCCACGGCCTTGGTCGAGGTGTTGAAATTCTGGACGGTGCCGACGCTTGAGCAGGTTTGCCAAACGAGCGCGCCGGGCACCTTGTACATGACCGCACCGCTGAAGCTGGTCTTGGGGATGCCAGTCGTGTCTTGCAGCGAAGCCGCGCCGACGCTCGACATGAAGCCGAAGCCGATGATGGCTTGGTTCGTGTTCGCTTCGCTGTACTGGAGATAGATTTCCCCGTAGAGGTTTTTTCCGGATTGGATTTTGAAGAGACTGTTTGTCGTGGCCACGTAGACTTCGCGGTTGGCGGAGCTGTCCACGGGCGTCAACTGCAACACGCCGTCGGGCAAGGTCGCGGATACTGCCGCCGCGCCGCTGCCGGCCGTGGTGGTTGTCCACTTGTTGCCGCTGGTGTAGTTATTCCAATCCTCGAAATCGCCGTGCGTGCGGCGCTTTTCGAGGGAATCATGCAGGTCTACTTTTCCCATGCCCATGAGCGTGTGTCCTTGCTTTGGGGGTGGTCTGTTTCAATCATCCGCGTCGTGCGGATTAGCTGCGACGAAGCAAAAGCGTGGCCTGTTCTTTGGCGTCTTTCGGCAGGTTGCCGGATTCCTTGACGGTCGTGTTGCCGCTGCCCGTGCGGGGCAGGCCGGTGCCCTTCTTTTGTGGCTTGCCATTGGTGCCGCCGCGAAGCGATTCGATCAGCTTCTTGCGGGCTTTGTCGTTGGGCAGGGCGCAGAGGGCGTCGATGATCTCCGGAGCCGAGTCCTTCGAAGGCTGGTATTCGAGCGACTCGCAGAGGGTCCGCACGTTGTCCTTGGCTTCGAGCTTGGCGAGCCGTTCGCGGGATTCCTTCATTTCCTTTTTCTCGTCGTCCTTCTCCGACTTTTCCTTTTCCTTGCCCTCGGTTTCGTCGTTCTCTTCAACCGGCTTGTCGCCTTCCCCGCTGGCCGGTTCGTCCTCTTCGTCGCCGGTCAGCTTGAGGATCGCCAGAATCTTTTTCTTCTTGGCTTCCTGGTCGAGCGAATCGTCGTTGAGGATCGCAACCATCGCTTTGCCAAGGTGGGCGCAATAGTCGGCGTCGTCCTCGGGCGCGGTAGCGGTCGCTTCGGCCGGCGCCACGTCAGCCGGCGCGTCAGGCTTCAGCAGCGAATCGGTCTCAAACAGGCGAACGAGCGCCTTGTTTTTCTTGCCGACAAGGTTTTCCAGGGCTTCGCGAAGGGTCATGGGATGTTCCTTTGACTCGTTGAGGGCAACCGTGCTGCCGCCGTCCGTCACGATGTCCACGGACCAAACTTTGTTGAAACGGTCGATGGCCAGGCGGCTGTTGACGATCTGGTAATGGCCGTCCGCGTTGATGGACAGAGCGAAAAGCGTCGGATTGCGTTCGGCGGCCTCGAAAAACTTGCTGGCTTCGGGGTCCGATTTGAGGATGTGCAGGTCGGCGAACGTCTGATTGCCTTCGCGCGACGGGTTGACGAGCCACGCCACGCGCTCATCGGTCGTGCGGTCGCGGTTCGGCTTGTCTTTTTCCGTGTGGTTTTTGTTGACCTTCTGCCCGCCGACGCCGCACGATTCGATCAGGCTGACAAGCGATTGATGGGCACTCGGCAGATAATCCGTGCCCTTGACGCCGGCCTTTCCGTGCGTGTTCGGCGACTTCTCGCCGAGTACCTTGACGTGATAAATAATGCCGGCTTCGCGATCGACGCGCATCTTGGAATCGGATTCGTAGCTCTCCCGAATCGAGATCGTGTGATTGCCAGATTTGAGAAAGGGCTTCATGCCCTGGGCGCTTCCGCGCGTTGACATCCGTGTCATGTTTCAGATGATATGCGACGGGTGGGGATGGCGTCAACGCTATTGAGGGAGATAAACGAGAAAATAGACGGTGATTTCTTCTTCTTCCGTCTCGGGCGGAATCGTCACCGTGATTGGATAATCCCATTCCATTTCACACGCTCCCAAATGCGGCCACGCGCTTGATCAGCGCCCGATTGACCGAAATAACCGCTGTCACCTTCTGCCGCCGGGCGTCCCGTTGATCGACCGTTTCTTCCTTCAGCCGGTCCAGCGAAAGTAGCTTGCCCGTCTTCGGGTTGACCATATCCGCCCATGTCGGCTCGCGGCCTGTGAGGTTGGCGACGAGCTGCAGACGGCGCACGCCAGCGGCTTTTCGGCGTTGCGGAGTGCTGGCCGTGGCAAACCAATCCGAAAACGCGGACACGTCGGGCAGCAAGTTTTCTTGGTTGTCCGTGAAGGCCGGCGTCTGCATCGCCGGGAGCGGGCGCAAGACCGGGCTTAAATAACACGAACAATTATAGCAAAGGCCATGCGGGGCGCTCATGTCGTCATGCGGCCCGCGCTGCGTGTCCTGCGGTGGCGTTGGCATCACGTCCATGCCGTATTGTCCCGGCTTCGGATCGCGGTAGTAAATCGTGCCGTTGCGGAACGCGTGTTCCTTGCGGGCACTCGCCCTCGAGATGTGGTGAACTTGGTATCCTTCGATCAGCTCCCCCATCGCCTCGGACGTAGCGAGGTTCCGGTTGCTGCCGACATACGCGCCAAGGGTTCGCGCCGTCCGCTCCGCACGCATGGCCGATCCCTCGAAATAGGGCATGATGGCGACTCCGACTTGCTTCGTTGACGCTCCGCCGTGGTATTGCTGGGCGATGAAGTTTGCCAGGGACAGAGGGGCAATCGGATTCTCTGCGGTGCCGAGAAAGTCGAACGTGCCTTGTTCGAACCGGGGCGGCAGGAGCACGTCGAGGATTGATTTCACTTCTTCCGCGGACGGGGGCGCGAAGAGGAATCGCCGCCAGATTTCTTCTTCTTGGCCTGCGGTCCAGGTGGGGTCTTGGGTTGTGAGTGTGCCGGTGGGGTCAACGCCGAATGTGATGGGGCCATGCTCCATCAAGCGGATAATCCGCAAGAGCGGGGAGGGGCCGTGCATCTCCTTCGATTCGCTCAGCTTTGCCGCCGTCGCCGCTCGCAGGTACGCTTTCGGCAGCGTGTTGAGCAACGCATCGGCGGCTTGGTTGTGTGCCCAGAGCAAGAGGCGCGAGAGGTTGAGCCGTTGAGCCTGCCAGATTTGCAAGGGCAGCATTTCGAGAGCGAGTTTGGCACGCTGGAAATTGCTATGCGTGTTGTGCGGCCCGTCGCGGAGGGTGGAAATGAGAAGCTCGCCGGCCTTGCGGATCGTCGCGCCGATGGAGTCGCCGGCAGCGTCGGCGTGAACCAATAGCTCGGCGGTCCTGGTTCCCGCGCGAGAGGCAAGCCGTGAAGAGAGGAATCTTGCAACCATCCGTGGTTCCCGTCCGTGGGCTAGTGAAAAAATCGCCGACGGCTCTTCCAGCTTCTTGCGGCATGTCGCTGGCGTCCCGCAGTCGAGGTTCATCTTTGCCGCGAATCCCCACGTAGCGGATGTACGTTAAGCCGTCGGCGATTATTCGTCACAATCCCCATTCTCAAGCCGTTCGCGGTAGTCGGGCCAATCAGTCGAGAAAAAAACAGACGGCTCGATTTGCCAGATTCTCTGGCCGAGTCGCCGAACGCCGTAAGGTCCGTCCTCGGCCGCGTCAAACAGGCCGTCCATGTCCGCGATCCTCCATCGTCTTGCCGCTTGACCATTGCAGATTCTTCGGCTTCGCTGGCAACGCCTCGCCGCGTTCCTCAAGTTCCTTCCAGGTCGTTTCGCCGGCTGCGATACGCTTTCTCGCGCGGGTGTTGCAGGTGAAACAGAGGCCGCGTGTGTGTGCGATCTTCCCGCAACGCATCTTGCAGCCGATGTTGAGGTCGTTCACTTGCGGGCCTCCTCGATCAGCTTGCGGATGGCCTTCATCCGCTCGACATCACACCAATGTCTATCATCCATGATCGCTTGTAGCCGCTCCACCGGCACGCTCGACTTGGATGCGGCGAAGTGACGACGCACGATAATGGCCGCTTCGCTGTACGCGAAAGCGGTATCCACGCCATAGCTGTGGAGGCCAGCCGTTGCGATCTCCAAAACAATCGCCGCTTCGAGCTTTTGCAGGTCGGTCATTTCTTCTCCAGCGTCACTTTCAAGGCTGCGGCAAGAATGATCACCACGAAGAAATGGAATGGCAGAGGCATATCAATCCACCGTTGCAACGCCTCGCTCATGTCGCCCTCGTTGGCCGGTATTGCAGGCCGTGGTGTCGCTTGGCGGGGCGGATGACGCAAGGCGGGGGCGTGTCGAGCTTGACCGCGATCTTTTTCGGGTTGTTGACCTGCGGCTTCTTCATCGTCGGCTTTCTCGGCACGCCAACGGTGACGCTGAACCGCGCCGGTATGTCGCCAAGTTTTCGCGATGCCAGCTTGAGCGGCCTGTCCGCCGTCAGTCCGTTAGTGATCCTGTCTCGCCGGTTCATGTTGCCGTTCCTCCATAAAAGGCCGCCTGCCGTCGCTGTGTCACTTCAGCGACGGCAGGGCTTGAATCAAGTCAGGAAGTCCCGTTCGTGCTGGTGACAAGTTGGCACGCGCTCGGGGGCTAACATCGCATCGGGTTGGGGTTATTCGATGGGCGTCACTACTTTCGGATCGAATTGGCCGTGCTGCACAAGGCCGCTCGGCTTCGTCCATCGGCAGTGAAGATCGCCGTCAACTGAGATCCAAACAACGGTCATCTTCGGGCCGCCGCATTTGAGCGTGACTTGATCGCCGGCGTTGAAGCGTGCCGGCTCAATGGCCGTGTCCGGTTCCTCGTTCTCGTCGCCGGGGTCCGCGTTGGTGGACATGGCGACGATTGTTCCCATCTGGCCAGCGGTGAAGATGCCTGCCACGTAATCTTCGTGCAGGACGATGGGCAGGTACTTTGCTTTCTCCGCGCGGCCATTGATGGCAGCGGCAATCTCACGGAGGCCGCCTAGTTCGCCGTCAAGGTTGCCCCTCGTCAGCCCCGCGCCGGCTTCCTGTTTGGGGGTTAGGGCGGCTCGCTTCCATGAGCCGTATTTCACGCCGTCATTCGGCAGGTATTCAGGCTTGCCGCTCGCCATGTTCGTGATTTCGAGCGACTTCAATCCGCGCAGTTCGTCGCCACGGTCCCGAATCTCACGCAGTGAAAGGCCAGCGTACTCTTTCACGATTTGATAGCCGATGCCCTGCCCGCATTTGAGCATGGCCAAAAGCAAGTCGCCGGTGTCAACCGTCTCGGCTTCGCGCCGTGCGGCTTCTTGCGTGGCGAGCCGTTGGATGCGTTGCAAGATTTCGCGTTCGCTGGTTGCCATGTTCATTCCCTCCATGCTCGAAATCCTACCCGATTCCGCCCGCGCGGAGCAAGGCTATTCCGGGGTATTTTCACACGTCAACGCTGACCGGCGTACCGCCCGATCCGGAGCTGCCGCCGCTTGCCGGGTCAACCGCTGGCGCGCCGTCCTCGGCTTCTTCCGTCAGCATGATCGGCTTTGCCGCGGGAGGTTCGTTGCTGCCGACTGCTTGCAGCTTGATAAAATGGCGGCCGTACTCGTCCTTTTCTTTGCTGACGACTTTGTATTTCGTGTTTCTTGGGTAGATCACTTCCTTTTCGTTTGGATTCGCTGAGATACTGCTGATGTCTTTTCCGCCGCCCCCTTCAACGCTTATGTTGACTGAGCCGGCTATCAGCGAAGGTCGGCCAGAAGATGACTGATACGATTTGTCAGTAGACTCCCCGCCGACAATAAATTGAGAAGCGAATTTTTCAGATTCTTCCTTGCTGTCAAAATCCATCGTGCGGTGCGTTGCGCCGGCGTGATCCGGGAGCTTGTCTAAGGCTTGGTCTAGCTGCTTTATACGCCGATCAGTCGTTGCGTTTCCGCTGCCGTCGTTGCGCAAGTAATCGTTGATTTCTTTGAAATGGTGCGCGGTGTAATCCTGAATTGCCGCGCGGTCCGTACTGGTGAGTTTAGGTTTTTTGCTTAAGCCGGTTGGCACCGATCCGCCGCCCCCTCCCGGTCCAAACTGCCCTGCGTTGTGCGGCTGGCCGCGCTTCTGCTCGCTCTCCAGCAACGCCACGCCGCAAGCCGTGGCCACGCGCGTATATGCCGCGTCGTCGCGCTGGATGCGAAGTAGGAGCGTTCCGTCGGCATCGAATGCGGCTTGCATTTAGTCCACCAATCGAATGATGTCATCGGGCACGTTGAACCATTGCAGGCTTTCCGTCGTTCCAATCGACGGCGCTGGCGGCTTCGGTTCGGGCGGCTCGGCTCCGCCCATCGGATTGCCCCCGCCACTCGGCAACTGCATCCCGCCCGTTTGCGTCCCGTTCGCTTCGTTCCAGGCCGCGTTGTTTTGCTCCACCGTATCGGGATCGTACCCGCGTTCGGCGGATGCCGTGTTGCGGTCCTTGACGCCGAGCGGGATCAAGATTTGATCTTCCTGTGCCTTCTGCAACGCATCGCGTTCCCAGACTTTGGGGAGGTCGCAAGTGATGTCGACAACGTCCATCGCTTCGGGCCGGAGCACGCCGCACTCGACTGCCCAGCGCACGGCCTTCCAGATGCAGGCAAGGAAGATCGCTTTGAAGTGCTCTTGGAGCAATTCGGCCCACCTGACAAACGGCGTCCCCGCTTCCTTCGTGCTCGAATAGTTCGCGTTGCTCGCATCGCTGCTGACCATATACTCGGGCGCGCACGCCGCCGATGCTGCTTGCCGCAAGTCGCCCTGGCACGCATCCAGATTTTCATTGACCATGCCCTGCACGGGCGGGACAAGTTTGCGGTTCGCCGGGCCGTGTCGAACCATGCCGGCTCTGCGGGCTTCGATGTACTCCGTCTGGCCGGTGTTGACGTTGGCCACGGGCCGCCCTTGCCCTGCCGCCATGCCGGTGATTGACGCTGCCGGCGAGACGATGTACTCCCACATTTCCGCCGTTGACGCGCGGATGGCTGAGCCCAGCGAGATGCACTTTTGCAGGCGGCCGGCGCGGTAGAAAGCGTCCCAGGTGTCGTAGGCGAAGAACGGCGTGCCCCTGCCAACGATTGCGTCCTCGTCGGGATTCTTCGCGTGGACGATCTGTTCGGCCGGCACTTCTTCGCCCAGCGGCGATTCGCGGCTCTCTTCGTTCCGCAACGATTGATCGAGATAGGTAATCCAGTAGGCTTCGATATCTTCGAGATCATCATAAGGCTCGGTCCTATGCTTCATCCCGAGATACCAGCCGCGCTGCTCCGTGCGGTCGCCGCCCTGGTTTTGAACGGCGGCCGGCTCCACGAAACGCCAGAGCAATCGCCCGTGATCATCGGCGCGCACGCCTTCCCCGTCTTCACTGGCGAGCAGGAAGGCCCGCAAGATGCTTTCCCCGTCGCGGAACACACGGCGGAAAATCTCCTGCTCGCGGGTCGGTCCGGCCTGATAGTTCACGCGCGGATCGGCTCCGCAGTTCCAGCGGTTGCGCTTCAGGTGATCATCGACAACGCCTTGCACGGCATCGATCAGCGGTTGATACTTCGGCAGGTTCTCTTGCGGGATCGTCTTGATCAGGCCGGTCTTGTACGTGCCGCCCTTGCCGATGACGTGACTTGTCAAGTTGCGCATCAGGCCGCCGGCGAACGAATTGCTTGAAACGAGAATGCGGGACTTCTGCCGCAGGCCGCCCAGCTCCATCGACGTGCGCCAGAGCGGCCAGTTGACGCCGCCGCGCCTGTCCGTGGGGATGTTGATCGGGGCCCACTTCTCGCCGTCTTGCGTGATCTGCGAACGGAGCACGTCCAGAATATCCGAACCGCCGAAAGCGAAGTCGTCGGCAAGCCAGCCCTCCATGAGCCGCACTTGCTCTTCGAGGAGCTTGGTTTCAGCGACTTCGCGCCGCTCTTGCAGAGTGAGTTTCTGCGCAGGCGGCTTGCCGTTCATGGCTTCGGGCATGGGGAGCGTCCTTGCTCTTGTGAATGCGCGTCATGCGCTTTCGAGTATCCCGTCTGGATATTTTGCGTTGATGCGGACGGCTTCGGCCTGGCATTCAGGATGGCCACATACGCCGTGGCCTGTCCATCTTGTTTACTCGTCACGTTGCCCCTCACACTTCAATCGGTCCCAATTCGCGAACCGCTTTGCACCGAACCGTGCGGCCCGGCGCGTCCTCGTGTTCGTACAGCGTGGCCTGCTTCCGCGCGTCGATCGAGAGCAACGAGCCAAACGCGATGACCTGCCGCCCTTCGACTATCAGGGCGATCCTGACAAGCCCATGCCCTGCTTGCGTGCTCCAGACTTCCACGGCGGTGTTGCCGTCCACGGCGGCCAGGGATTCAATCACGGTCATTCGGTTGTCGCATCGGCGGTCGTTTGGCATCGGCGTCGCTCCATTCGATCTTGCTTTCGCATGTCGCCGTAAACAAGGCATTGATCCGCGGGCATATCGCGCGAATCGCCTTTGGCGTCATCGGGATGCTGCGGCCACTCGCCCCGCCGAACGCGCGCGATCATCACGTCCAGCTTTGCTTTCGTGCCGGGCAGGGCGTCCGTTGGCTCGGCTGGCGGGCGCGTTGGCCACTCGTTGCGCAGGTTGCGCCATTGGTCGCGGTCATAGTCCATATCGGTTTCCATGCACGGAGTCTACACCGAAGCGGCTGGCGGATGCAACGCGGATCATGCGTCCGCGTCCTCCAAAACAGGCCAGCCCTGAATGGCGGCCAGTAGTTGATCAAGCCGCTCGCGTTTCGGATCGCCAAGGTTCCACGTCGAGCCAGAGCGGAGAAAGATCAGCACGTAGGGGATGGGCTTGCGTTCGCCGTTGACGATTTCGACGATGCCTGATTCTGCGTCCGGGTCGTGCTCCACCATTGCCGTGATGTCGTGGACGCAGAAGGAAGCCCGCAAGCCGTCGGGAAATTGAATGGTGTGCATGTCCATTGCTTCGCCTTTTCGCGTTGACATGGGAACCGCGGCTGGCGTACACTGTGCCCGTTAAAGAAATTGGCCAGCGCCCCGCAAAGAACGCTGGCCAATGAAAACGCGACAACGGAGACAATTCTACCCAGAATCACTTCCGTCTGTCAACCCGTCAACGGCATCAATAAAAATCGGGGCTTCGTGCCCAGAGGATAGGGGTCAACGGAAATACTGGCGTCTCGCTGCGCTCCTCGGTGAAACATTCCGGGTAAACGGATAATCGGCTCCACGCAATCAGCAAGCGCTGACAAGCGGTACTGGCCTACACGTGACACGATAGGCCGGTGGAACCACGGGCGAGACGGGCTTCCTTCCCCAGCCGGAAACGGCGAATCGACTGCAACGCGGTTTTATAGTCTCATGCGCGTCTCTGCGGAGCGCAGCGAGAGCGGTCCTGTCAGGCCGTCAGCAACTGCGGCGGCCGCGCCCCTTCGAGCGATCCTTCCCCGTAAAGCAGGTATTCGCCCATCACCTCGGCTAGCTTCAAACAATCCGGGCCATCGTCCCGGTACTCTTTCGGCTGCGGCTTCGGTCTGAAGTCCCGCAATTGCTGGACGAGCAAGCGGCCGCCCGGCGTGTTGCGAATGCGTACCCGTCGCTGAGCGAAGTAACTGCCCAGCGTGCGGATGCGTTGCTCCTTGTTCTCGGTCGAGTCCCGGGTGTAAATCGGGATGCCCATCGTTTGACGTTGCACGCAGAAGTTAAAGAACGCCTCCGCAACAAGCTGCTGGAATCCATTCGTCTCGATCAGGACTGCGGCGGGCCGCCACTTCAGCATCAGGTTGTAGCCGTCCTCCACGATGGAATGTGAGCTGTCGCGTGACGGGTTCGTGTGCCGGGTGTTGCTCATGTCGCAATCGACCCAGAGCATTTCGGGCGTGACCGTGGCGTCGATGCCCATCATGATCCACGCCGAGTAGTCGCCGCTGCGGTCGGCCTTCCCCTTCGAAGGGTCCAGCGCCATAACCCGCGTGAACGTCCCCACGTCGGACGGCCAATCATCGAACATGATGTTGTCGAACCACTCAGACGGAAATTCCGCTCCCTCGATCGACGTGAACTGCGCAAGGTATTCCTGCCCGAAAAATGCGGGCGAGTCGCGCCGGGCCGCGTCCAGTTCGCTCTGCGGGACAAGGGGATTTTGCGACGTGGGAAGCTGCCAGCGTTTCCAGTCTGGTTCGCTGCCGGCGTGCTCGAAAAGTTTGTGCGCCCAGTTGAAGCCGTCGGGTGTGCCGATGAACATGGCCCAGCCGCCGCGATCGCTGAGCGTCGGGCGCAAGGATTCGTGCCAGGCGTCGGGGTGAACGTCGGCGAACTCATCAACCACAAGGCCATCTAAGCCGACGCTGACGAGTGAGCCGGGGTCGTGGGCTGATTTGACCGTGAGAGAGCCACCGTTGCCGAGTTCGATTCGGCGTTCCGTTTCTAACTTGTCTGACCATACGGGCCTAAAGAGCTGACAGGCGTCTCGCCAGATTTGCGTTGCGATTGGATAGTCAGGAGCAACCCACCAAATTGTTCCGCCATGCACTACGCCGGGGCGTCCACCATGCCCCAGCGCAACGGCGATCAAGCCGAGAGCCGTCTTGCCCCAGCGCCGCCCGCACACGGCAACCTTGAATCGAGACGGGTCATTCAAGACGGGCAGTTGGTGCGCCATCGCGTTCGGCACTTCCAACGGTAGCTGCTTTGCGGAAGAAGTTATCAACGCCGATCACCTTGATCTCGACTTTGCCGCTGTGTCTCACCTCGTCAACCAAAAGTCGGAAGTGACGCGCGAGCTTATCGAGTGCCGAGATTTTGTCCCACAATTTGAACTCACTCACTTCGACCGTGCGGGCATTGTCCCCGGCACCTTCGACATAGCGACGGACTTTCACCGACGAGAGCGTGCGGCGGGCCGACTCCGAAATTGTTGACGCTTCACGCATCGTGGCATCTGAGCCGGTGAAATCGAGGATGTCCCCGATGTCAGAGAAGCCGAGCAAACGCAATTCGTCGAGCACGTTCGTCGCCGTCAGTTCGGCCTTGTTTACGATCTTCGTTTGCCCAACCTGGATAGCTTCGGCAACCTTAACATTCCTTAACAGCCGACTTGCGGCCGCTTCTGCCGCATTTCCTTTGCCCGTATAGCCTGCCCGCTTGTAAGCCGCCGTCGCGTTCAGGTCGATCAGGTATTCCGCGACGAACCGCTTCTGTTTGTCCGTCAGCGGCTTAGCTGCCATAGCTCAACTCCATCGGCGTCTGTCCATGCCGCGCAATCCGCATTTGCTTCGCCGCGTGCCCATCGGTCAACGCCTGTTGTGATTCGTAATCCAACCCGATTTCATGGTAGGCCCATGCGAGGATTTCGTAGGGGCCCTCGTACAGCGGTGCCCAGCCGATTGCCCAATGGCGGGTCATCGCGCGTTGCAAGACGCCGCCACAACCGGAATAAAAGCCGAGAGCCGCGGCGATCGACGCGAAGTAGATTGCCCGCCTTGGTTCCTTGAGCGTCATGCACGCGAGGGCGCCGATCCAAGGAATGTCAGGTACGCCTTGATGGATGCCCATGCCCTTGATAGCGCACTTGATCGCGTCCTCGGGTTCCTGCCGGCATAGGTGACAGTGGGCCGCGTGGAACATGGCGATGGCCGCTTCCTCCGCGCCGCCCTTCGCTGCAACGCACGAATGAAACGCCTGGATCGCAAGGTAGTTGTGCAGCGGGATTTTCAGGTAGCTCGCAAGGGCTTCATGCGAGTCGCCAAGATAATACCAGAGCCACGACGAATTTTCTTTCTTCGTCTCGACCGTGAGGATTTCAACGCAGCGCTTCAGTTTGGCAATCAGGGCTTCCCGCGATTTGGGCAGCTCGTCAAACGTCGCGGTCGGGTGCGTGACTGCCTTCGCATCGGGGGACGGGATGAACGCCTCGTGCACGGGGAACCGCCAGCGCCCTTTCGCGGGCAGGCGAAAGGCCCGATTCTTTTCGTAGGTGCCGTTCGACGCGCGGACGTTCACGATGTCGGCGTCCGTGGTTTCGAGGTACTCGCGGGTCAGGCCGTTGATGCGTTCATCGGTGTCGAGGGTGATTGCCCAATCGAATCGCATTTCATCCGACTCAAGGAGGTGATAGTTGCGGGCCATGCTGAAATCGTTCTTCCAATCGAATTTGCGGGTGATGAGCTTTTCGCAGGCCACTCTGCGGGCAATCTCGAATGTGCGATCCGTTACGCCTGAATCCACCACAAGGCACGCATCCACGAACGGCAGCACGCTGCGGAGAGCGTCCCCGATCTGCTCCTGGGCGTTGTGCGTCTGGGTTGTGCTGATGATTCGCATGGGGGTAGCCTACCAATTTGGGGCGGTTGGATGCAACGCTAATCCGGTTCAGGCACAAGTGGCGGGACTCCTTTTTTGCCAGCGGCCCATTTTTCATAGCCACGCCTTTTCCGAAGGTTGCGCCGATGCATGATCGAGCATTTCGCGCAGTAGAAATCGGTGACGGGTTGGCCGCCGCACGGACATAGCCCGTTCTTTTTGTTGCGGAGCTGCCGTTTCCGCTCTCTGCTAATTGGCAGGTCAGTAAATTCATCCGGCGGATTAGGAATACCAGTCGGCATACGCTTTCCCCTATGCGTTTCCCGCGAAACAAGGTAAATTCAAGCCGTCACGCACTTCCACGGACGGGGGTCCACGATGACCGATCAGCAACGCGCGGAGAAGATCGCCGCGCTCCTCTCCATGCCGCTGGCTGAACTGGTTGCCCACGTCACTACTTGCCGCTCGCGTGAGCTGCACCGAATCGACCGGCTCGGCATGGTCTGCCGGTGTGAGCCGTTCAGCGATGTTTACCGGGGCCGATCTGCTGCGGATCGTGCGCGGGTCGCGGCTCGCCTTGGGATCATGCCGGGAGGCCATGATCTCGGTTGGGTCTGCGGCAAGCGGTTCGTCCTGTGCTCGCACTCGGAGCTCGAGGCGTTGCCGGCGGAAGCGGCGGCGGTGCTCATGGCGCGGTTGTGGCCGGAGGAGTATCGAGGCCGCGCTTTCGGATAAGGTACGCCAACAGGCTTTCACGCACTTCGACGCGCTTGGCTTCGTTCAGCGCCGGCCTGATTCGTCCCGTTCGCACGATTGCCGGCTGACCTGGTTTGCGTGCGCGCCTCTTGCGGGCCTCGGGCGCGACTCGTTGACGCTGGCGGTGACGAGCGGCGCAACCGATGCACATTGATTTATGCGGAGAATCGCCGCGCGGCTGTCGGCACTGCGAGCAGTTGCCGGCTGCCACTTGGGCGCGGCGCTTTTCTTTGGGGGTCATGGAATGCCCCTCCACGGAATTATCAGCGTGCTCGCCTTCAAAAAAAGCGGGTGCTTTGGCTCGCCGTTTTTGTTCGTGCCGAGACAATACGGCTTCTGCATCAGGCAAATCGCGCTGGCGTTTTGGTACGCTGTGCGAAGCCGTTTATTCTCGACGCGGTTTCCCCACGACACGACAAGCCGCGTGAGCAACGATACGTTTCGGCACGCTTGAAGATGCTCGCCGTTCAATGGTCCGACTGGATCGGAATGCGTCAACAATTCCCGCTCGTCGGTTGCTCTGAGGGCAAAGACATTGCGAACGCTGATGCTGCCGAATCCGTCTCGACGTGCGAAGCTGATGCACTTTCTGATTGTCGGATCGTCGTCAACGGCGTCCGCCTTCGATGGGTTTTGCATCACGAAACACATTGCCGGCAAGAGGTCATCCCATACGCGCCAGAGGTGATAGCGGTAAAGGCCGCAATCGCTAATCGTCGCGCCGGACATCGTGAATAGGTCGCTCATGTTGTCGTTCTCCCGCTGGTGACAAATTCGGGAAGGTCCGGCATCTCGTCGAATACCTTGCAGAAAATCACGTAGAGGTTAATCGGGTCAATGCCAAGGTCGTCATCGAGCAACGCAAGGATGTCGCCCGGATCGACGAGTTTGTTTTCTTCCGCGCTGAACCATTCCCGAAAGGCCGCGTAGTCGCACCACGGGCCCTCCTTCGGTTCCAATTCGATGCTGCGTGCGTGCCAAGGTCGGTTCATGTCCTGCCTCCATTCGGATCGTCGTCACGCTCGGCTTGTGTCAAGAGCCGTGATTCGAGGATGGGCTTGCCGTCCGCGTCTTCCCGTTCGAGGTTGAGCGTCACTTTCACCTTGTGCCCGTTCGCCATGAAGTAGGCGTACCCGCGTCCGTGGAAGCTGCGGGCGCGGAGGATGGCGAGCAAATGGCCGACACGCATTTCGGCGCTGAGTTCGATCCGGTCGAGGCAATCCACGTCGGCCTTAGTGTGATAGTTGCTTTCGCCACGCTGCGGGAACGGCACAAGTTCCCCGCAAGCAATCTGCGGCCATACGTCGTTGAACAGGCCGAGAATCTCCCGCTGGCAACGGTCGTGCAAGCTGCCTGCGGTGTCCCACGGTTCGACCGGCACTTCCCGCCGTGCCCATATCGGCCCGGCGTCCACTTCGGCGGTCATTTCGTGCAGCGTCACTCCGCACGGCGAACCGTTGATGATGCTCCAAACGTGCGGATACCAGCCGCGATTGAACGGCAAGAGCGACGGGTGGAAGTTGACGCTGTGCGGCGCCTTGGCGAGCACTTCGGGCGGGAGGATGTGCGGCCAGTAGACGCTGATGATGAAGTCGGCGTCGTCGGGGATTTTGCCCGTGGTCAGCAATCCGCTGAGTGGCCCACAACGCACGTCTCGATAGATGATCTCGTCGCCGTTCGCGGCAAGCAGGTCGATGACACTAAGGGCGATGTTGCCCGTTCCGAACAGGATGATTTTCTTGCTCATGGGTTGGTTCCTTTCCGTGCCGCGTCTTTCACCCTGATTGCGTCCGCCGCGTTCGTCCATGCTGCCGGGTCGCTCTCGCAGGATTCGGAGAGGGCAATTTGACAGTCGTTCACAAAGTGATAGACCTTGAATTTCCCCGTGTCACTGTTGAACCAAACGCGAGTGTTTGGGTGGCGGGCGAGGACGAAGAGTTTATCCACGGTTAATCTCCCTATTCGGTTTCTTGAGCGAACAAATCCCCTTGCACGATGACCGTTTCCGCCTCACACTCCATCGGCCCGCGTGCGAGCCATCCGGCTTCGCCGCTGTAGAGCGCCGTCGGGTGAATGCTGAATTGCACGTCGCGGCATTCGGGGCATGGGTGCTCGGTCATGTCGCGCGGGCAGCCGCAGGTACCGCAGTAGATGATCATGCGTCGGCCTCGATTGGTTCCGCATTCTCGCCGACATACAAATCAGCTTGCTCTTGCTCCGGGGTGTCGCTGGCGAGCGTTTGCAGATTGGTCACGGCCTGCGCGTAGTAAGACTTTTTGAGTTCAACGCCGATTGCCCTACGGCCCATCTTCACGGCCTGATAGACTTCGCTGCCGACGCCGGCGCACGGGGTCAACACAATCTCGCCGGGATTAGACCACATGACAACGGCTCGCTCGATGACATCGAGCTGCAAGGGATGGCAATGCTTTTCGTCCTCGTCGTCTTTGGCCGAACGGTGAGGAAGCACGTTGTCGATCCGAATGTCCATCCAGACGGATGAAGCGTATTGCCGCCAAATCCATTGAGAGAAGCCGTTTTTCTTTTGGTCCCCTTCGTAGCCGCGCAGATGGATGATCGAGTTCGGAATCTTCCAATCCCCGGCGTAGCGCAGCAATCCCTTGTCGTGGATGACAGGTATTTTGTTCTCACCCTTCTTGCGGAACATCAAGAGATAGTCGGCGTTGGCGATGCTGTTCCGCGTCGAATCCTCGCAGAGCGTTTTGTGGTGAAGCGATTTCATCATGGTACGGTTGCGAACCAATAGCGGCTCTTTCCAGATGACGCGCCGGCCTCCGTAAACGAATCCACGCTTCTCATGCTCGACGATGATTCGGCCAGGAAGATCGAACATCGCATCGCAGCCAGCGTTCGATAGCGGGATGTCCATGCAATGCACGGCTGAAATCCTGCCAGGCATCGTCACGCGCGAAAGCTCGTCGATGACGTAGCCGTAGTGCTCAAAAAATTCATCCTTGTCGATGGCGTTGCTCAGGTCGCGGTCATCGCTGGAATAAGTGTATAGCCCCGCAAAAGGCGGGCTGTATACGGTCAGGTGGATCGACTCGTCAGCCAGGCCGCCGAGAACCTCCATGCAATCGCCGCAATAGAGCGCGTACTTTTCGGTGACGGTTTGATCTTCGACGTTCATCTTAGCCACGATGGAATCTCCATTTTTTCGGTCTTGTTTTCGGTCACGACGCGCATTGAATTGTTCATCTGCTGGACAAGCATGGCGAACATCGTCTCGCACTTCGCGGCCTTCCGCCGCATGTTGCCGAGTACTCTAACTTCCCCCTCCGTCGCAACCATGTCCAGCTTGACGCGATTCTTTTGGCCGAACCGCCAGCAACGCCGTTTCGCTTGGTAGTATTGCTCGAAGCTGTGCGTAGGGAACATTACCATGTCGGCGCAATGCTGCCAGTTCAGCCCCCATGCACCGATCTTTTTCTTGATGACGATGACGCGCAGCTCGCCGCTCGAAAACGCTTCGTACAATTCGATCTTGCGCTCGTCCGGTGTCCGACCGCTGACCTGTTCGGCGTCGGCGATGAGGCTTTCGCAGCGGTTGGCCTCGTCGTTCATGTCGCACCAAACAACCGCAGGCCGTTTGTGATCGACAAGACCCTCGACAAATTCGCAGCGCTCTGTGATCGTTCGCCGTCGCTCGGCTCTCTCTTCGGACATGCCGAACGCTGGCATATTGAACAGCATTCCCGGCGAGGTCGATTTCGGCTCGATGACGTGATCTTGCTCGATCAATTCTGGCAACACGAAGCCGTCATCCTTGAATCCAAGATCAGACGGCATCCGGCACGCTCTTGACCATGACGCAACCCAGCGCCAAAAGTGCGTCACGGCATGGTGTTTCAATCGCCATTGGCCGATTGTCTGCGCGATCCGAAAGGCGAGCTTTTTGTAATAGCTCGGATCGCGTTCGACGATCTGCTCGGCTCGATCTTGCAGCTTCAATTCTCGCTTCTGGCCCTTGTCGTCAAGCTGCTGGAAAAACCTCTTGAGCATGTCGCTGTAAGAAAGTTCGCCGATGGCCTGGGATGACGTGCCGAGTTCGATGTAGTCATTCGGCGCGGCGGACGCTGTGCAGAGAAGCCGGTACTTGATCTTCGTCAGGAACCGCGTTATTTGCTTTTGCCGTTTGCCGGTGAACGATTTCAGGATGGACGATTCATCGCAGACGACGCCGCCGAATTGCGCTTGATCGAAATAATGAAGCCGCTCGTAATTGGTCACGGTGATATTCGGCTTGATCGTGCCGTCCTTCGATTGCTCGGCTTCGATCTGGAATTTCTCGGCCTCACGAACCGTCTGCGAGGTCACGGCAAGCGGAGTCAGAATCAGGACCGGCTTGCCCGTGTGCCGCCGCACATTCTCGGCCCACACAAGCTGCATCGGCGTCTTGCCGAGTCCGCAGTCGGCGAAGATCGCGGCGCGGCCTTTTCGCACGGACCAATCGACAAGCGATTTCTGAAAGTCGAAAAGGAAATCCGGCATCCAGACGGGTTCGAAGCCAGACATGCCGCCAAACTGCGACTTGCGAGCAAGAAACGCCGCGTAATCCATCGCAACCGTCGCAGGCGCAACCGCCTCTTTTTTCTTTCGCCGCTTCACCGTTTTCTTGTGGGATTCTTTCATGGATTCACTCCCCTGGTTTCTCTCGCCTGATAACGCACTCGAAACGATCCGTCGGATGACCCACGGTGCTGACATGGTGTTTTCCGGGCTTGCCGAGATTTATTGCGGAAGCCCAGCCGTCGGCGGTCTTGATCCGGTCGCCGGCCTGGATCGTCGCGCCGGTCACTCTGCGCCAGCCGACGGGAATCTTGAATTCCATGCGTTACTCCGGTGAGTCGTCGTCGTCGGTTTCATCCGGTGCCGCCTGGTTGAGTCCTGCCGCGTCAATCTCTTTTTGCGCCGCCCGAGCAAGTTGGATTTCGAGGATGCCGGTTGACCAAAAGAGAATCGCCGCATCTGAAATCTTTTCCGCCATGCCGGGGCCGACGCCGACAAGATCGGCAACCCAGAACTCGCCCTTTTTGCTCTGAAAATCTGCGAACGCGCCCATCGTGTCAATGCTCGCCTTTTCAAATGCGTCGTAGCACTTTTTCGGCAAGCCTTTGAGCGCGTCCGCAATCGGCATGGGTCGCCAGAGGTCGTCGGGGTAGGTCGTCTCGGTCGGCTTGCCGTCGCCGCCTTCCGGGAAGAGGTCAAGCTGCATCTCGCGTTCGGTCATCTTCCGCGTGCTGAGCAAGTCGCCGGTGTCGAGTCGGCTTTCACGCACGACGGCTTCCGCGTAGATGAATCGGCGCTCGTGTTCAACCATGCGGTACGTTGCCCGCGTCCGCACTTCGTTGGAGAGCGTCATCAACTCGGCGGTGAGCAAGTCGATTTCGCTCTGCGCGTGTTTGGCTGCCGCTTTCTTGTCATCCTCTTTTTGGGCGATGTCGCCGACGAGGTTCGCCACGCGGTCGCTGCGCGTTTCGAGTTCCTTCGGCGTCAGGGCGCATCGGGCCGACGTGCTGAACTTCTCAACGCGGTCGGGCGTTGGCTTTTTGTCGGCGGGCTTCTTGTCTTTGGTTTTCGTGGTCATGGTGCGTTCTCCTGGTTAAGTGATTTTCTCTATTCGTTCGCAAACGTCAAAACGCCGAAATCAGAGCCTTTGAGCTTCATCCAGTCGATCCGTTCCATCGTCTTAGGGACTTCAGTTCTGACCTTAAATTCTTCTGCCGGTGTCAGCAAACGCAATCCCTCCCCCTCTTGGTAGTGGAGAGCCTTGCACGCTCCGCAAGCGTGGATGAGTCGTTTGTCGCGTGTTGTCGATGCGTCAACTTTGGCCTGCGCCAGCGGAGCGAGATGAGCGAGCATTCGTTCGCCGCACTTTCCGCACTTTCCGCACTTCCATTTTCGCTTTTCTCGATTATGCTTGCTCATGTCCCCATCTCAAAAGTGCCCTTCGCAACATCACGAAAATGCCGCCGCTCTTGATGTCCTTGGGAGTGCAACGAAGCACCAGCCAGCCAAGCAACGCAGCCTCGTTCAGCTTCTCTTGATCCTTGATGAATCCCGCGCCGCGTGTGTGCCGTCCCCCAGACCAAACGCCACCGTCGATTTCGAGAGCAACGCGGAACGATTCGCCGCGCCGGCTCCACGCAAAATCAAACCGCCACTTCCGCGTTGCGTGAAATTGGTACTCACGCTGCGGGGCAGGCAGTCCGTGGATCGCACAAAGCCGCTCGAAGGTCGGGTAGGGCTTCTCCCGCGCGTGCCGGTCGATCCGCGCGGCTTTCTTCTTGCCGGTGATGCCGTGCTTGCGGGCGTCTTTGAGGCTGATTCTCGTCATTTTGATTTCGCTTTCTTCATGGGCTTGCCGAATGCGATCTTGAGCAACGCCGTGGCCATCGCCTTGTTGTAGGCGTCCCTCGCCGGGGCCATCGCCTTGCTGTAGGCGTCCATCGCCGGGGCCATCGCCTTGCTGTAGGCGTCCATCGCCGGGGCCGTCGCCTTGTCGTAGGCGTCCCTCGCCGGGGCCGTCGCCTTGTCGTAGGCGTCCCTCGCCGGGGCCATCGCCTTGCTGTAGGCGTCCCTCGCCGGGGCCGTCGCCTTGTCGTAGGCGTCCCTCGCCGGGGCCGTCGCCTTGTCGTAGGCGTCCCTCGCCGGGGCCGTCGCCTTGTCGTAGGCGTCCCTCGCCGGGGCCGTCGCCTTGTCGTA